GACGAACAACGCCCCAACTTTCGCGCAGAACGCCTATACTTTTTCTAACATAGCGATTGCCGTTTCAAGTGTCGTTGGTACGGTAACCGCCACTGACGCGGATGATGATACGCTGTCCTATACGCTTTCAGGAACAGACGCAAGCAGTTTCGCCATTGGTAGCAGTAGTGGACAGATAACCGTTGCAACCGCCTTGACGCATTCGCAAACGTATAACTTCAATGTGGTGGCAAACGATGACACGACAACGACAAGCGTGCCGATAACCGTTACGGCTGTTGCCGCCACGCCTGCTCCTACACAAGTCACCTACACTTTATCCACAACCGACACAAATATCACAGCAGGCGAAACAGGCGTTAACATTGACATCACCGCAAGCAGAACGGTCACAGGACTTGCACAAACCGATATTTCCATAACCAACGGAACGATCACAGACTTTTCAGGAAGCGGCACGGATTACGATTTGACGGTTACCGCTGGCACTGCTGGCACGATGACGATTACGATTGCCGCCAATGCGGGAACGCCCGGCAATACACAGACTTCGCAGGACTTCACAGTCAACGCCGTACCACTGACGAACAACGCCCCAACTTTCGCGCAGAACGCCTATACTTTTTCTAACATAGCGATTGCCGTTTCAAGTGTCGTTGGTACGGTAACCGCCACTGACGCGGATGATGATACGCTGTCCTATACGCTTTCAGGAACAGACGCAAGCAGTTTCGCCATTGGTAGCAGTAGTGGACAGATAACCGTTGCAACCGCCTTGACGCATTCGCAAACGTATAACTTCAATGTGGTGGCAAACGATGACACGACAACGACAAGCGTGCCGATAACCGTTACGGCTGTTGCCGCACCACCGACGAACAACGCCCCAACTTTCGCGCAGAACGCCTATACTTTTTCTAACATAGCGATTGCCGTTTCAAGTGTCGTTGGTACGGTAACCGCCACTGACGCGGATGATGATACGCTGTCCTATACGCTTTCAGGAACAGACGCAAGCAGTTTCGCCATTGGTAGCAGTAGTGGACAGATAACCGTTGCAACCGCCTTGACGCATTCGCAAACGTATAACTTCAATGTGGTGGCAAACGATGACACGACAACGACAAGCGTGCCGATAACCGTTACGGCTGTTTCTACACAATCAGAAGCGGTTAGCGATCCTACCTATAACTCAAGTTTAGGGTACAACGTTCTGCCTACAGCAAATGGCAAGTTGAAACGGATAGAGGCGAACGGCACGGTTACCGATTTGGGAAATACGTATTATACGGATAGACCTTTTAACATCAACGCAACGCAACTGCTGAGCATTGGCAATGATTTACATTTGACGGCGGGGTACGGTTCACCAGATGAAATCCTGAAGTATAATTCGTTGGCAAGTAAGCCAGACAACTTTGCCCACCTTGTGTATGGTACGTCTTTGAAATTTACATTGCAGAATTACACGCCAACGGGTAGCGTCCATAATGAGATCGCAGGACTTGCGCGCCGTGTGAACGCCACGTACGCGTTTTCAAAGAATATCATAACGATTTCGGATAGGTCACCGTTTCGTGCTAAAGTGAATGGCGCGACGGGTACAGGTACGGGAGCATTGAGTTTTGACGGGAGCAACAAAACATTCCCTTCAAGCGGGTATTTGCTGATAGGCGGTGAAGTGCTGAAATATACTGGAACATCGTCAGGTGCATTCACTGGTATCACGCGCGGGATATTAGGGACTTCCATAGCAGACCATGCAGACAACGCGGCGATCTTATTTCTTGACGGGACGATTCGGGGCATGGGCGGACAAACACCTTATTTGAGTATCAATCTTGTTTCAGATGTGAATAGGCTTTATAACGTGATTTACAATTCCGAGAACACGGTTGAGGTACGGGATACGGCAAGCGTTATGAAGTATCAAGAGCGTGCCCTTACGTTGGATTTAGGGTTGACGCGGCATGAAAGCAGTTGGCAAGAGCATATCTTTGGCGAGTATCGAGACGAGTTGAAGGATTTACAGAGCATTGCGAACTTAGCGATCGTGACGGATTTTTCGCTTGCGTTGGGGCATGTCGTGCCGTTTTTTCATGAGGGCGTTTTACGTGCAATGCGCGTGGTTTCGGTGACGTATGAGGAAGCGCGGACGGTTATTAAGGGGCGGACTCTATCGGTTTAGGGGTATATGTTTCCAAAGTGCCGCTTGCCTGTTTTTGTTGGTATTCAGATTCGTCACAGCCAAATCGGTATGTGAAGAACGGGTATACCAGAAACGGATAAGGGAAGGATATTTTAACAAGAATATACCCAACACATCAAAATCAAAGCAGTTAGATTTATTTTAAAGAGGTATTAGCACAATGGCTACAGAACCCCAAAATCTCACAATAACATTCCCATCAGCGACTAAAGGATTATTGAAATGGAGTCACCCTACCGACTTAATGGGAACACTTAAAACCTACGAGGTGGCGGTTGATAGCGGTTCATTTTTTGATGTGGAAAGCATATCAGGAAGGTATCTATTTAGTGGCTTGACGCGGCAAACACGCCACACATTTAAAGTAAGAGCGCAAAGAACCGATAATACTTACGGAGATGAAGCAACGGTGACAGGGAAAACGCCGATCGCTTCGCTGAATAACGCTTTGTTTTTCCGTGATTGTGTGAACTTGGAGGGCGAAGGGGAACGGGTTGCGGAGCATGGCGTTTCTACCAATGTTTTGCGTGAAGCGGCGGACAATGATTTAGAGACGTATACCGATGAAACGGATATTGATATTGACATAAGCGATGGTAGTAATCCGACACGTGTGCATGCGGTATACCTGATTTCATCGGGTGTTACGGCGTATACCGGCACGCCTACAGGTGGAACAGGGACAGGGTGGGCTTCCCGGAGACCCCCACTTGCGGTCAATAATTGGGAAGGGACACAGGTTTCAACAGTCGTTGATAACAGGGTGCATGATCTGTATTTGTTGGATAATTCGTTTACAGCAACAAGCGTGCGGGTACAGTTGACTGGGACTGGGGTTAGGGTATACGAAATTTACTTGCTCCAGTTTGGGATCGAACTGGACGCCAACGGTGACTTTGTTGAGATAAATCCTGACTTCGTAGACAGAACAGCCGTGTTGCATGAGGGTGTCGATGGGTCAATTTTAAGGGAGACAGGGTTGGGCGGACGACACCGATGGCAAGTGCAGTATCTTGCGAAGTTTGTCCCTGATTTGACAGAGATTCAGCAATCGGATATATTCCTGCGCTGGATGGAGCAAAACCTAAACTGCTTTCACTTTCAGGAGTTTACGCGGTACCCTGCGCGCGGGTATCCAGCGAGTTTTATGGACAGCACAACGCCAGTGCGGTTGCGGGGCGATAGTAAACTCTTGGGCGATGTGATACGGTTTCGTGTTGGCGAGCGGTAGTTTTTCGCTTGACACACAGCGCGCGGCGTGGTATGCTTCTACTAAACCTAAATGGAGAGTTAGAATGCGAAACACAAGCAAAATCCCTATATCAGATATGCGGCAAGTGTGTTCACTTGGCGGCGGTATAGCGTCAAGCGCGCTGTTTTTAATGTCGCTTCACGGCGAGATAGAATATCCGTGTGAGGCGGGCATTTTTGCGGATACAGGTTGGGAAACACAAAAGACTTGGGAAACGATTGGATTCCTTACCGAGTATGCCAAACAGTTCGGTGTCCCTGTGTATGTAGCGAAATATCGCAATATCCGTGAGGATACACTCAACGTTAATTTCAAGGATACGGATATGCCGCTTTATGTTGAACGCCCTGACGGAAGCCTGTCTAAACTGGGTAGGCACTGCACAGACCACTATAAGAAACGTCCGATCCGCCGCTTGCTCCGCTCTCATTTTGAGGCGACGCAGAAAAGACCTGTTGCTGTCTGGTTGGGATACTCAACCAATGAAGCGTTGCGTATGAAAGACGCTGAAAACAAGTATGAGATACCGAGATACCCGCTGATTGAAAAACGCTATAACCGCCAAGATTGTGTGAATTGGCTACGCAAAAACGACTTCCCTGAATTTGAAAAATCGGCGTGTGTCGGATGCCCGTTTCGCGGTGATGCCTACTGGAAACTTTTGACGGATGCCGAATTGGCAGACGCGGCAGACTTTGAAAAGCAAGTTGAAAATAGAGGCATGAAACGCCAACAGCATAAACCGATAAAGGCGTTGCGTCTACACCGCTCCCTTACCCCTATCAACGAAAGACCGTTTGACAGACAAGACCAGATGACGATTGACAGTATGGACGATGATGAGATGTGTGATGGCGGGAGTTGCTTTACCTGATTTTATCGCTTTTTCCTTGACATTATTTCCCAATAATGTGATACTAATTACATACCGTGTGGCGGACACGTCAGGACTTACAACCTTGTGAGTTTGTCCGCCAACCTACCTGACGGGGGTTAAAAGCACGGACACGGTGAATCCGTAAAATAGCGTCTGATTTAGGCGTTGGTATCAACACGTTTGAGAGGTATTTGATAAACGAAATCACTTAACTGTCCGTTTAGTAGTTTCGTTTCCCGTTGAAAAAGGCGCGTTTTCGATCGCGAAAAGTCGCGCAGAGTTGTGATAGCACCCACACGCTAAAGCGTGGGGCTTCGGTTTCATAGACAGTGCGGTTTCCTTGAAAAGTCGACCGTCTTATTCCGTCTCCACCTGCGGGCATTTCCCCTACATCGCGTGGATATAGGGCATATCGTATTTAGGCAACGGCTATCCCTGCCCGCAAAATATTTATCGCAGCGTTGATGTCTCGGTCGTGGTGTGAGCCACATTCAGGACACGTCCACTGCCTCTCTGAAAGTGTGAGGGTTTCGTTATGAAATCCACAATCGCTACACGGTTTCGTTGTAGCAGTCCATTGACCGACTTCGAGCAATCTTCGTCCATGTTTGATGCATTTATACTTCAATATCTCAACAAACTGATAGAACGCAAGATCGGAGACTTTACGTCCCCACAGCCGTTTCATACCCTCAAGGTTCAAGGTTTCAATGGCGATTGTATCAAAAGACTGACAAAGTTCAGTCGCAAGTTGCCAATGGAAATCTTTGCGTTGATTGCTGATTTTCCGATACAGGCGTGCGATTTGTCTCACACACCGCCACCAACCGTTAGAACCTTTTTGCTTACGACTCAACTCTTTGTTAAGAGACCGGAGTTTCTTCAAGGACTGCTTCAAAGGTTGTGGGTGCTGTTTCTTTTCACCCGTGCTCAGCGTCAAATATGCGTCTTTCATACCGAAATCTGCCCCGACACTTTTACCCGTCGTTGGCAGAGGTTTCGTTTCTACAAAATCGGTGAGTATGTAGAACCAATAATCACCGCACGCGTCACGCTTGATCGTGATACGGCGGATATTTCCTTCAAACTCACGGTGCTTATGGAACGTATAAGCAACTTTATCATACTGCCACTTACGCGTCTTAGGATTCCATTTACGGAACGTCAGCGTGATACGATTATTCTTCAGAGACCAACCCGCTTCTCCGGGAAAGGTGATAGATTTAAACTTATGTCGCTTTTTGATTTTCGGTCTACCCGAAAGTCCCTTAAAGAATCGGACGTACGCCGCATCAATCCGTCTCAACTCTTGTTGAATCGCTTGACTCGGCAAGGCGTTCCAATGCGGGTGAGACGTTTTCTTCAAATCCGTCAAGTGAGCAGACATAGCATCATAACTCGCATAGGGCAACCCATCTTTATAGCGTTGACGCTGCCACTTATGAAAGTATTCATGCACCTGCCACATATCGTTAAGCAGGTTGCCAAGACGTATACAATTCGATTGATCATAAAATGGATATTCGTAGGCTTTCATGGTATATCACACATCACACCTTTTAACCCCTATCCAGTGGGTAGGCAAACACGCCACCAAGCGGTGACGCTGGATATGTTTGCCAGTGTGATAGTATTCATTATACCACAATTTTACTGTATTCGTCAAGTTTTTTTACACTACACGCTGTGGTCTAATTCAAGAGGGCGGGCATTCATCCCAAAGCTAAAGCATTGGGTTTTCTGCCCGAGTTTTCGGTAAAATTGTCGCGCTTTTAGGGCAAATTAGCGAAAAATTGTTCAATTATTGGACAAACCCTTACCAAAAACAAATGATAAGTAAAAAAATAGCAAAAAAATCATAAAATAGTGTAAAAATATAGCATTTTATAGCATTTTTTCACTATTTTTATTTGACTTTTGCCTGTAGATGTAGTATAATATTATTAATCAAATGGGAGGGGAAACAAAAAACTAAACCAACACCCCACCCCAAAGGGAGAAAGAAAATGACAGCAAGATTCGACAGAATAACAATGATAGACGTAGCAGACAGCAGAGCCAACAAAGTTTCTTGGAAAGCCATAGGCGAGGAACTCAACCTCACCGCAACCGAACTGAAAGCGATCCGGAAAGACCGTTCCTACAGAATGGTAGCCGCTGAAGTGATGGTAGCCACAGACGCAGACGTAAGCGTGTTTGGCGTAGAAAAGCACATGGAAGGCGTAGTTGAATTACACGCCTCCGAAATGAAGGCAGAAGCCGAAGCGAAAGTTGAAGAGACAGTTGAAGTTGAAACGACAACCGACACAACCGATGAGGTAGCAGAAACCGCTACCTCTACCACAGAGGAGACAACCGAAATGACGAAACCCGCACCCACAACTGAAGATTTGGAAGCCCGTTTAGAGCGTTGCAAGGCACTTTACACCGAAAAATTTGGACTGGACTTGGAAGGCAACGAGGTTATAGCAACCGCCGAAGCGGAGACTCCCGAAGTTTCCACTTCCGCCCAACTCAAGACCGAGAAGGACGAGGCGTATAAAGCGTATCAGACCGCCCTCAACGCCTTTGAAACCTCTTCTGACTATGAAACTACACTTGAACGCAAGAAAGCCAAAGACAGGGCGTTTGGGGTGTATAATGAAGCCCTTACGGCATACGAGGCAAGCGTCTAAATGAACGTGCGGGGCGTAAAATCCCCGCATTCCCAACAAGGAGCAGTATGCAGTTAGATATAGACCGTTTCCGAAAAGTCGTCAGAGGCGAGACCACCCAAACCGAACTTGCTGATAAACTCGGCATCGCCCAATCGGAAGTTTCTCGACTTGTGAGGCGTGGCGGCAAGATGAAGGTAGATCAGTTTTTGGCAATCTGTGCGGCGATCGGATATGAGCCATCAGCGTTTTTCCAAGAGGCAGTTGACCCAACGCTTCTGATAAACAATCCTGAAGTGTTGAGATAAGGAGATTTGAAAATGACGAAAGGTGAAATGACGAAAGTAGCAAGGGAACTGAACCGGAATATCCGGTTATCGCAAAAGGTCTATTACAAACGCCTGAAAACAGAACCAGACCTTTTACTTGGCAGGAGCAATCTGGTAATTATGACCTACCTGTTAGGCATTCTGCTGGGGCGTGGTGTATCGGTAAGCGAGGTAATCAATCAAGATAACTACAAAGATGTTGATGTGTATATAGATGAGATTTTTGAGCGAGCAAACAAACTGCTCAAATCCTAACCCAAAAAAAACGGCGAGGGAAACCGTCAAGTTTTCACCCCCGCCATAACTGATAAGGAGAACCGAAAATGAAGCGAACTTTACATTTATGCACAGAATGCCAAGATCACCTAAACACCGGCGACAAGATTTGGGGACACCCCCAAGACACTGATTTTTGTTTGACCTGTGATGATACACCGGCTGTTGAAGTTGAGGTTGATGTTATACAAGATACGTCAACAGATTTGAATATCCTGATTATCCAATAACAAAGAAACGGCAACGGACACCGCCAAAGTGAATCCGTTGCCAACGACAATACCCCAACCAAAGGAGGATTGTGTCAATTAAAGTATACGACAATTGGCACTCTAATGTCAAATGAGAAAAGTAAAAGTTGAGTTGTTTGGAGCGAAAGGAAACCGAACAACCGAAGTCAAGGCACGCGGCGGAATGCCCACCAAACACGTCCAAACGCCCCGTGAAAGCGTCCCAAGCCTGTTCGGTGATGTTTCACTCACAAAAGCAAATGAAACGCGTTCTGAAGGCACTGAGACGGACACAGAGGCATCTACAACTGGTTTAAGCGAACTGCTTGCCGAAGTGGACAGCATTCTTTACCCACAACGCAAACCTGATAACCCAAACTGGAAACCCACAGGGTATCACTACGAAGGGTATGTCAAACCCAAGCCTGATTACGATAACGGTTTATACGCCTACTGGAACGCCATACGCCAACGCAAATCAGACGCAGAAATGGACTATCGCCGTGAGCGTGCCAAGCGGAAGGCGGTGAAGTAATGCGGAATCACCCCAAGCAACTCCTGCCGTTGATTTATGCCCTTGAGTCCTATGAGGACGTTGTGAATCACTTGAGAACCGTCTGTAAGGGACTTATGGAAGATGTTGACAATGGGAATGACCTAACGCTTGTTGAGAGCGACAGAGAGCATTTGAAACAGGCACGGAATTGGCAACAGACAGCGGCGAAATATCTGCGTGAGTTTGAAGGTAGTATAGAATAACCGAATCGGGCGGGTGTTCGGCATCCGCCCATAACCTACAGGAGATTTTAAAGTGGATTATTCACACGAATTGGAAGTTGCTAACAAAGCATCAGAGGCATTACAAGAATTGAACGCATTGGGTTTAGACAATGAATTGCTTGATGAAGATGGTCTTGCCTCATTATACGGTTATGGCAATTTGGAAGCGGCATTAGATTTTATCAAAACTTCGGTTCTAAAACCTCTGTGCTTTAGCAGGGAGAGTCTGTCAATGAGGAAATTATTGGCGAATTAAAAAGACGACAGAACGCCTCACAGGAGACCCACAATGGAATGTAAATTTTGTAGCGGACGATTTTACTTCGGCGGACTCTCTGATACCTGTTGGCGGTGTGAGGAGCGTCAGGAACGTCAGCAGAAGGCGTTAGACGCTTTCAAGCGTAAGTATCAGCACGCCGACATGTTTTTGGGACGCAAGATTCTGGCGGGAAAGCGCGCAAAACTCTCTTTGCGGAAAATCGCAGAGGCGTTGGAAATACCCGTCAGAGACGTTGAAATGGAATGGAATACCATTTTACAGGACGGACGATAACAAGAGGGCGGGCAGTCGTGAGATTGCCCGTTAGTTTCAGATGTTAGGCAGATTTTCAATTCAATCTAAACGTGTTTATTCAAATGGTTTTCGCACGTCAATCGCAGAGGGAATCGTCCAAGATGATAATAGCGTTGTCGTTGATAAGTTAGAAGGCTGGCGTAAAGGCGTTATCAGAAAGTATTATGATTCAATTGAGCAATTGCTTATGTCGCTTTCAGATGTCGCTTATGTGTATTGGTTAGATTTTGAGGAATACACACACGTAGACCCTTCTGTAGGGCATGACACGATATAATAGAAGGAGACGGGGCGGGTGTAATGCCTGCCCCTTTACACTATGAAAGGCAGAACCGTTGAACACCTGAACACAACCCTACACGGAACGGATTGGGCATGGACACCCAAGCGGAAGTTGGCAATACTGGAGATGCCCAAAGGTGCAAGGGAAGGCACGCTTTATTTTTGGGATTCCACCGATGGCAAAATTGTTGTGACATTTGACATCACACAACCCTTGCCCGAATTCACAGTTGACGAAGCGGAAGTAATTGCGGCACGCCGTCCGCTTCAGGTGCGGTGCGTCTAACTGGAGTTTTGGGTAATGGACGGGTATTTTAACTTGACAAACCCCTAAAATTGTGGTATAATTATCATAAGAACACGGCGGCGGAAGCATTTTTCAGCACCTACACTCCCGTAGGTGGCTTTCGCCCACCAGCCTGAAAACTGGTAAGTGTTCAATGCCCGACTACTTTTTGGAGTGACAAACGTGTTCGATACCCAAATCAGTTCAGTTTTTACAAGAGGGTTCAAGACTTGCTCTTCCTGTATTTTACTTATTAAATTAAAATCCTTGAAACTTGACTTTTAGGTATCCCTATATACTTAACCCAATTAACTACTTGTTTTAAGTACTTGAATTAAAGCAATTGATACGCAAGTTCCGTGCCAAACCCGATAAACATAGATGTGGCGCGGGTTCGGAAGGGGTCAACAACTTTTATTTAAGTTCCTGTATGGGAACAAGTTTAGTCCCGTATGGGAACAAGTTTAGTCCCGTATGGGAACAAACTCTAAAATTAAGTTCCTGTATGGGAACAAAGGTAGAACGATGATCAATTTTTCAGTCAGAGGCAAAACAGAACGCATGATTTTGCGAGGCAAGCGTGTTGCGCTTCGTGATGTATATGAGGTGTTGGAGTTTCATAAAACGCCTGATATAAACGTTAAAGAGACGGACAATATGACGATTGGTCAAATAGCCAAGAGATCGGGGACTGCCCGACACAAGGTTTACGGTATTCTTGAGGAACTTCAAAATCTTGGTCTTATCAAGATGCGTCCGCTATCCAAGCGTGGGTTGTATCAGTTCGTCTTAGTGCATTACGGTGATGACTATAAAGAGGCAATGCGCGGCAAGAATTCTGAAGTTGTTGCGTTTAATGGTAATTCTAATGATCGCTCTGATGTTGAGGCAGAGCAAGAGGAATTCTTACGATCCTTAGGAGATATACAATGAATGAAAGAACGACTACTTATGAAGAACTGAATGAAAGAACGGCGACTTATGAAGAAATGTGTATTTATTACGAATCCTATTACGGCGCGCCAGTTCCGTTATCTCAAGCCAATCAGATTAAAAAGCAGTTTATGAAGATGGTGAAAACCATCAAAGCGGATATTGAAAACCATATCCCGCAGGCGGGAAAATCGGCAGTGAAAGCGGGTATCCTTGAGGCATTGCTTTACTTGCAATCCACAGGTGATGTGCGATCGCCTGATTTGTATTTGCGAAACGTCAATCACGCCAACGAGGCATTTAAGTATGCAGTCGCCGTCACGAATGGCAAGCCCTTACGCAGAGATCGAACACCGCAAGAGATTACCGCCTCATTGGAACACGAGCGACAGGCAACGCTTGAGGCTTTAGAAGAATCGCGGCGTGAAACTGAAGCGGAAGCGAAAAAGCTTGAGGAGCGTTCACCGTTCACCGCCAATCTTTTGCGTGAGTATCACAAATGCAAGCGTATCCACATTGAAAACGGCTTTTCCACGCGTGATGCGAAAATCCATGCCTACACCAGCATGTTGAATATATGGGAACCTCAAGGCGGATATGACTATTATTTTGTGTTTTGGACAATACCGCACGGAGAGGGTATCTATGACGAGCAGGAAGTGATTGACGCATACAACAACCACTACTTGAATCAGGGACACTATCAACGCACAGCGGGCGAAAACCGCATGCGGGTAAATGGCAAGGCGTGGGGTGGACTACATCATGACAGCAGAACCGATTAAAGACCTTTACACCGAACTTTTAGACGATCACTGGCGACACGCCTATAAATGGAACGGCATTGACCCCGCCTATATGGCAGAGCGTCATACCTGTTCGCTTGGATACGTCCGCCGTGTGATGCTACAAATTGAGAAAGACCACCCAAAACCCCGTCAATCCAATGTGGCAATCTGTGAGTCGTGCGGGGCGGATGTGGTCTACATCGGCGGGCATGCCTGTGATCCGCCAGTGCTGAAAGCTGTCTGTGCTGATGGGACAACGCAATCGGTTCGCTTACCCCATCACAGAACCTGTTTTGAAAAGGGTAAATGGAAAGGGCAATCGGGTGCGGAAAAGGCAGGAGGGGACGGGTAGAAAAGTGGGAAAAAGATTTGACAAAACCCTAAAATTGTGGTATAATTATAGTATCCGTTGGCAGGCATTGTTAGCGTAGCCTCTCGGTTGCGTGCCTGCCTACCCACTAACAAGGGGTTAAAGGCGGATGCGGATATACCCAATAATGAAACTGTTGAAAGTGGTAGACGGTACGCACCCTTTTTTAGGGGGCAAAATCAGCCGTGAAACACAACGCAAGCGTATATTAGATGGCTCACATCACTTTTTGGGTAAGAATAACCCAAGCCATAATCGTATAGCGGACGGTACGCACCACTTTTTAGACTCACAAGTTAGTAGGAAAGGCAATTACGCTATGAAGTTAAAAAGAAAGGGGCAACGCCGCGAATTCTATCGTTGGGTGTCGGTTATCTTGACCGCTAAATCGGTGTGTGAAGAACGGGTATACCAAAAGCGTATCAGAGAAGGGTTTTTTGACAAGGATATACCCGACACGTCAAAATCGGAACAGATGAGGTTGTTTGAAAATGTTTAGTCATCATCAACTCAATATTTTAGACAATGCGAATAAGGCACTTCAGAAGGCGTGGGAGCGCGTCCAAAAGGCGCGTCAAGGGTCTAACCCTCTTGAACTCCAAAACAGCCTTATGGCGTATTGTCAGACGTTACAGCGTGTATGTGTGGCAACCGAGACAGCCATAACAACGAAGTGAGGCAAACCTATGAAAATAATCCAATTCGGCAACGATAACTTTTTAGTCATTGACGCAGACGACACACCCATCTTTGAGGTAACAGTCCACTGCACCGTTGAGGATATGAAACTTTTTACCAACACAGAGATACACACATTGATTTCGCAAATCCTTGCGAAGTTCAGGCTGTCCAAAAAGGAGGAAATACCGCAATGAAAAAATGCCCAAGAATTGTCGGGTATAAAACCAAATTTATAGACGGCATTGAGCGTGTCCGTTCTGTTGTTTGTGCAAAAGACGCACCGATTGAGGTGTTAGGTTTCGTTGAATCGCCTTTTATGAGAAATCACTATCAAGTTGAGAAATACTGGGTCTGTGAGGAACACGCAGAGGAATCGCTGAATCGGTCAAGTAGAAGGAAACAGGAAATCATAGACAGTGGCGGGAAGTTTGTGAGGATTGATGCAGGCGAAAATAACGCAATGCACCACATTCCCATAGACGTTCCCTAAAAGGAAGGTAGATATGAAAATCGCATTAGGTATTGATCCGGGCATCGGCAACACAGGATATGCAGTCGTCCGCCGAACCGCTACGGGCTACCAACTGCTATCGTCAGGCTATCGTGAAATGTCCACAAAAGCAACGTTCGGCGATCGCCTTGACAGTCATTTTATCACAATCACAGACAGGTTGATGGCATACGAACCTGACATCCTCGCGATTGAATCAGCGTTTTTCAACCGCAACGTCTCAAGTCATAACTCCACTGTGAGCGTTATCGCTATCGCTGAACTTGCCGCGCACCGATTGGGTATCCCAACCGTTCAAATCAAACCCCCCGATGTCAAGAAAGCAGTTGGGTGTATAGCGAAAGCGTCAAAGGATGATGTGAAAACACGCGTCAACGGCATACTGAACGCAAATATCCGCAACCATCACGAGGCAGACGCCTGTGCAGTGGCAATCGCGGCACTCTTGAAAGGAAACCAACGATGAAACGAAAACTGAAAGCACTTGACATATTTTGCGGAGGTGGCGGCGCGTCAATCGGAATGCACCAAGCGGGTTTTGATGAGATTGTCGGCATTGACATCAAACCGCATAAGAATTACCCGTTTGACTTTATCCAAGCGGACGTTCACCACTTGCCTGTTGACCCAATGAATTTTGATTTTGTGTGGGCAAGCCCGCCGTGCCAGCGGTTTTCAATCGGCACTTACTCTAATGGCAAGGATTTTCACAAAGATTTGCCCGATTTGATACCGATAACCCGTGAAGTATTGAAAGGACACCCCTATTCCTGTATTGAGAACGTGCCGAAATCTCCAATCCATAAGTCGTTAGAACTTACGGGATTATCTGTAGGGTTGCCTTATATTCAGAGGCGACGGCATTTTGAATTGTCATTTTTCTGTTGGCAACCGCCTGCACCACCCGTGCCTCGTGAAACATGGGATAGTGGGGAAGCTATCACTGTTTGGAAATCGCTATCAGGAACAAACAAATATCAGCGACAAAGACGAAAACGCTTGGGTTTACCCGCCACTGTTCCTGTGTTAGAAGCCATGCAGAAAATGGGAATCCCTTTATACTATAATTTCAACAAAGCAGACGTAGGCGAAGCTGTTGCGCCGCCAATGGCAGAATATATCGCCAAAGAGGCAATCCGCCAAATGAAAGGAAACGGAAATGATTATTTACATTGGGCATCAATACATTGTTAATCTCAAATATGATGGTGTGAAGTTTCGCACTTGCACTGTTACAGATATGCGTTGCCATAGACGCAGAGACGGCACGCTGTCTGTAACGGTATGGGTAAAGGTTCAGCCAAGCCCTAAAGATGATTGGTTAGGTCAGGGGTGTTGGATATACCCTGATAGGCTCTATCAGATAACCTAAAAGGAGTTTACCAATGACCAAAGACATCCAGCAATTCATTAGCAAGCGACCCCGAAATGAATCAAGCGATGTGTGGTATATCGCAAGTCCCTATTCACACCCCGACCCTGAAGTCGTCAAAAAGCGTGTCAAAGGCGTTACGCAAGCCGTCAAAGCGATTATTGAAAACAATCGGGCTGTCGTGCCATTCTCGCCAATCCTTTATGCAGACCGAATCCAGCAAGACGTTACCCCTGAAATGGGGTGGTATGCTTTTGATTTGCCGTTCCTTGCCAGAGCCGACAGACTGATTGTCTTACAACTTCAAGGTTGGGAAACCTCTATGGGCATCACAATGGAAATTGCTTTTGCACTGGGCAAAGGCATACCCATCAGTTATTTCACACTGCCCGAACTCAAGTCGAGCGGTATACCGTTTTAGGAGAACACAATGAACACACCGAACTGGGTAGGCATGGACACACCAAAGGAAACCGACAAACAATTGGAGATATTATGATTTTTCCACTGACTGGTAAAGAAATTACACAGTTACTTGAATTGGCACTGATAACCAAAATTGACGAATTGTTATCAAAAACTTCTGAACCTAAAACTCCCATGCTTTAGCAGGGAGAGTCTGTCAACAGGTGACGATATTGACGATGTTGACCGTGATGTGATTCTGCAAGCCGTCAGAGAAATTGACTTGGCAGAAATTGTATTACGTTTTCTCTGAAGGAGTCAACGCCTACAGGAAGTGAGGGAAACCTTATGATTGAACTAACTTGCTCTTGTTGTGGCAATCTATTTGAAACTGAAAGCGATCTTGAGGCTGAAAAAGCACTCGCACTGCAACAGGAATGTCCTGATGGCGAGTATTGGATTGTTTGTCCCGATTGTGATGAATCCTACGCGCTTGAAAATCGGATACTGAATCCAATGTTTCCGTTAGATTTTGAGATGAATTTAACCAAAATACTGACAATCCAAGACAGCGAGGCAACCCAATGATACAACAACTCAAGGATATTGAAGGCATGCACGGCTACCGCTCTTACCTTGATACCCGAACAGGCGATATTATCATTCAAGGACACGATATTGACTTCTTTGGGAGTGAGGTGTATTGGGAGGCAATCGTAAGAGGAAAAACCAATCAGGTAGACGCACGGGACATCCATCACAAAATAGAAGTTGTTAAGCGTCTGAGATGCCCGCATGAACCCTATAGATACGCCGCTGAAACGCTCTCTGAAAGCGATTTAGACGGCATTCTAAGGGATTATGCCAACGACCACAAGCGGGAGGAAACCCAATGACCAAACAAGCAGCGTGGACACACTACGAAATCAAGCGTCTCAAGCAGTTGGTTGACGAAGGGAAAACCAACGCCGAGATCGCAAAAGTGCTTAACCGCTCAAGGTATGCTGTCACCAGCAAGCGACAGCGGCTTGGGATTGTCGTAAGTCCCAATAAACTCACAAGGAAAGACCCGCAACTTGTCGCCCAAATCATCAAATTCAAGATGGCAGAATGGAAAACCGCTGACATCGCAGAACTCTTTGACACGACAGCGGATAACATTCGCCACTTTCTGCAGAGTCTTGGCTTTTCAAGGCATTTCAAACGGGTACGAACACTTCAAAAGCCTTATCAATTGTGGACAGATTACCAGATACACACACTCCGCAAATACTTGTCAAAAGGGTATCCACTGGAGCGAATTCATACTTATTTCCCAAGTCGGTCGTTCTCAGCATTGGAGCAGAAAGCAAGGGAAATCACCAAGCACTGGATGCCCGATGCAGAGTTCGCAGAACGTGAAAAGTTGCGTCTGAGATGGCGAAACCGTGATGTTTATTATCTGAGAGGAGATGTGAAATGATACCGTTTCCTGATAAGACATACGATATTATCTATGCTGATCCTGCTTGGGAATGCCCTGACGATATGAACCCAACACATGGGGGTCAAGCACCATATTCCTACATGAATTTATCAGATATTCAAGGGTTGCCTGTAAGTGATATAACTGCTGATAATGCTTTACTTTTCTTGTGGATACGTTCACCGATGTTAGAAGAAGGCATAGAAACAGGTAAGGCGTGGGGTTTTAAATATATCACAGTTGGTTTTGTTTGGGATAAACACGATAATACAGCGGGCAATTACACTTTACCACAAACGGAGTTATGTCTTGTATTCAAACATGGCAAGATACCTCAACCGCGTGGCAAGCGAAATGTCCGCCAATTCTTATCGTGCAAGCGTGGTAGGCATAGCGAAAAACCCAAAGAAATCCGTCACCGTATCACCGAGATGTTCCCAACCCAAGCGAAAATAGAACTCTTTGCTCGCCCCGACTGGACAGACTACGGAATGGGGTGGGACTTTTGGGGCAATGAAGTTGTAGATACTAACCCATGAACACCATTATCATTATCGCACTTGCCGTTATCGGTGCGTTCATTATCGCATGTCTCGGCATTGCCAAAGGAAAGGATAAAGAATGAACCGTAAACCCGTGAACCCCAAACCCATCGTCTTTTACAGACCTGCTTGGTGTATTGCGACACACAAACGATGTGAACCGTATACCCAAACGCACCGCCTGCTATTCTCGCAGGATATATGGCGTTTACCACACCCGCCACCCGCAGATATAAAGACGCAATTGGAAACAACACTCGCTGAAATAAGAGGGGAATGAACATGAAAACGTATCAATGGAAAGTTATAGATTTTCATGACAAGGTTCATAAGTCAGGCGAATTTCAAGCCAATACGCTAAACGGTGCTAAAGGAAAGGCAACAAAAGCGTCTGGTATCTTTTCAAGGATTTGGTCTGATTGGTATGAAACGCGTAAACAGTGGTGCAGAGATAACGATATTCAAGGCAGAATGACTGCACAAGGCGTGCGTATGTTGATTTTAGAGCAAGTCTGAAATAGAATAACCCCTAACCCAAAAGGAGAACCCATATGCCTATCACATCAAAGAAAAGCCAACTCTCACTCATGCCTGCCCGTGTCCCAAAGATCATGGAAGTCGGCAAAGAGAACCGAATGCAGAACATCGACGGAAGCCTAAGCCTTGCTACCGTCTGCACCAAGATCATCTATTTCGTTCTCGGTATCCACACCAACCCCGATGTGAAGGCATACCTTGAGAAAAACGGTGGCACGCTGTTAGACCTGATTGACCGTGCTGTAAAGCAGTTTATTTCTGATTGAAAGGAGTTGCTTACATGGCGTATCAGAATTTCACGATTGGCGATAGTGTTCAGTGTATTGATAGTGAGTTGATTTCAAGGGGTGTTCTTACCAATTTCAAAGCAAGTGCCAAAGAATTGGAGGAATACTTCCCTGATTTTCCAATTTACTTCGTAAGGAAGCATTACCCTGAAAGAGATTATTGCAACGGTTTTTGGCAACCCCAACACAATCTAATCATAGACAGCAATCCACCGACTGTTTCTGATTGAAAAGGAGAACAATATGGATTTACGAAAGGGAACGATAGAGGACAAGATCGGGAAGCGTATAGAGGTTTTACACCCTATTACTGGGGTTGCTATGAGTTGTGTTGTTATTGGCGTAAACGCAACTGAAGGGGTTTATGTTATACCTGATGGCTTGTCGCGTACGAACCCAATGCCAAGACCGCTGACAATAAAGGCACGCAATGGCGTTATTCATGAGCCTGCTGAATTAGATAGGGAGTGAATAGCGTGTTTGATAAATGTGTTTGTGATAAGTGTGGACAGATTGATATTGTGAAATCTGGTTGGTTGCATAATATGAGAAAATATGAATTTACCTTCATTGATTGTGGTGGCACTTTTGTTAAATTTGAAAGTGAGCCAACACAAATGACATTCGTGCAGAGGGATCGGCAAGTCAAGCCAAAGAAGCGTTGCGTCAAATGAAAACCTAACCGAATATCGCAATTTCATAAAAATATGTGTATCTGTGCTATGCACAAGCATAGAACAACCTACTGGACACCCGTTTGGGTGTCCTTTTTTTGTGGTATAACTATTAACAAAGCGAAAATCTGTTACAAATACATGCAATCAGAAACGCAAATGAAAAATGCGAAAAAAGCGCACCGAACACGAATTCTATTCTGGCAAACGCCTGAAACGCCATCGCAGAAAGTTGAACTGGACGCGTGATGATTTAGAGTTTGAAACCAGTGGCGAAGTTACGGCGCGAACTATTTTCAATTGGGAAACATACGGCATTCCTGCCAACGTTCAAATCAAGAAGTTAGAAATCGTTGCCAAAGCACTCCAATTGCCCAAAGGGCTTGAGGATTTAGAAAAGGTTGAAACCGAATACCTGAACGACTTGACGCTGGAGATTGTGCAAGAGCGGTTGGAAACAGCGGCGGACGAAATGAAAGGTAATGAGATTGTAAAAATCTTTGAGTTTATCACCAAGCGCCAAGACGACACACCTGATGATGACGACAACCTATCTGAAAACCCGTTGCACGAGATACTCAAGGATTGACGATGCGAATCCCGATGCGCCCTATGCTACCGATCCAAGACCCGCACGTAATAGAGGGGTTGCGATCCAAAGCGCATGAAAAACTCTTTTCGGGGCCGCGCAACTGCATAAAAACCACAACATGTTTGACTTACGCGTTTTCACGACACGAGGCATACGACAACTTTCAATCTGAAATCTTGCGAACTGAACTCAAAACGATGGGGGCGGTGTATGACACGATCAATAACAACATACTCCGTTACCCGTTAGGCGATAGACGTAACCCGTTTGTGTTCAAGGCGAGCAGTAAAGATGAACCCCGACCCCATATCCTTTTTGCCAATGGCGGCAAAATGGTGTTCGCAGGCATGGATAACTCCGAAAAGGCGTTGGGTTCTGAAATGGACTTGGTGATTTACTCTCAAGGCGAGCGTGAACACCGGATGCAACACATATCAGACATCTTGGGGTGTATGGAAGGCGGACGCGCAGGGAACTGGATACTTAAGGACGGCTCAAAACATCATTGTTTGATCATAGACGCGAACCCGTCTCATAAAAAGCATATCCTGATGCAACGCGTAGAAAGCGGTGCAATGGAATGGTATCAGTTCACACACAAGACACATCCGCTGTTTTACGACTGGAACAGGCTTGAATACACGCAAGAGGGTTTAGGTACGATTGAAGGCTTGAAACGGGCATACCCCGCAGGCTATATGCGTGACAGAATGGTATACGGATTGTGGACAAACCCAACAGGTATGGTATACCCGCAGTTTATAGAGAAAATCCACAACATACCGATCGCAAGAGATGATATTTCAACCGATGCCCTTTGGCACTTGTCTTGTGATTATGGGCGTATCAACGCAGTCGGTATCTATGCACAGTCAGGCGATAAAAACATACTTTTCAAAGAGATATATCGCAAAGACGTGGCAGTGCCGCAGATATGTGAACGGATAAACGCCCTGAAAAGCACATACACGATCCCAAAGTTTTCAGGCGGTGTGGGCGATCACGAATTCAACGGCAAGCAGATCATGATTGACGCGGGTTTGCCGATCCGTCCTGTGGATAAGAAAGTCAGCGTCAAAGACGGCATAGAGTTAGTCAAAAATGACCTTACCAACGAAAACCTGTTATTCAACCGAAATTCACTGGACGAACCCGATCCCGAACTACAGGGGGGTATCCACTGCACAGCAGATGAATTCTTATCACTTCACTACAGAGACGAGGACAAACAAACAGGGAGCAGTCGGGACGATTTACCCGATCCTGAATGCCCTGATCACGGAGCAGACCACGTGCGGTATAGGGTGGTAACAGCAAAGACCAAGCGACCTGTGTTGCACTACACAGCGAAAGTGAATAGGCGGGGGCGGAAATAGTCATATTTGAAAGGGTGTTTTACAATGAATCATTTTAGAAGAACTTTGTCAAAATTGCCTGAAGGTATTGAAGTGTCAGACCAAACAGATTCAATTATATTTGTTGTTGAGACTGAAGATGGTGAGAGGTCTTTATGTGATGGCGAGAAGCGATTTAGGGATGAAACAACACTAATTGAAAAATATCCAAGTATAAAATCGTTGAACATAAGAATTGATTTTTGAACAAAAAGCAATGAGACACTCTGAATCCACAAAAAACAGCGTAAAAGACTTCGTATCAAACGGCGGTAGCAAAGCCGAAGCCGCGCGCCGCTATAACGTCTCACGCTCAAGTGTCTCACGGTGGACACAAACTGCGAAAAGCAACCAACCCCTCACAAAAAACCAACGCAGTAAACCGATTGCCTTATCCGCACGTGGCAGGGACTCCACAATTGATCCCTACTACCGCAAGGGAACGCTCCGCACGATAGAACAGCCCAGAGGACAGCGGAAGTTTGCGATCCAATCCCTGAAGTTTGACAATCTCCAAAACAAAAACTTCTCAGATACCGTTGAGACGCTAATAAACGCAAGTGATGCGCTTTCCTTAGCGGTGGACACCTACATTGACAGCACGGTTGACGGGTGGGAGTTAGAAGTAGACCCCACAGACCCTGAAAGCGTGCGTGGTAAAGAGATCATAGAAAACTTTTGGAGAAACGCCCCTGAAGATGCGATCGCCACGCAGAAGCGAATCGCCTACGGTATCTACGTAGAGGGTGGCACTTCCATTGAACTCACGACCGCAGAGGAAATAATACGCGGCAGGGCAGGGATACCCATTGAAATCGGAATGCCCGTCAAAATAGACTACGTATCCCCGTTCACACTATCAACCAACCGCATTGAGAAAGAAAAATCCCCCATCGGTGAATACGATCAGATCGTTCAGAAAACAGGTCAAGGCGTAAACGACTTCGTAGTGATGCAAGACGAAGTTACCCCGAATCCGTATTACATCTATAACCCCACATCCCTACGCGGCACTCAGAAGTTGGGATCGTCCCCAATAGAACCCGCAATCTTCACAGTTGCCAGTATGATTGACCTCATATCCATGTCAGTCGACTGGACACAGGGGCGTGTATACCCCAAAGGCATTTACCAGATAGACACAGACGGCTTGCCAAACGAAGTAACCCTTGACGATCTCAAAGACTTCGCAAAAGAGGCAACAGAGGCACTTCAAAAAGAATTAGACGGCGCGGACATCACACAAGACATCGTATTGAGTACGAAACTGCTTTACACGCTTGTCGGGTCATTGGAAGCGGCGAACATTGACGGCATTGACATGCTCATGGAAGTCTTAGAGCGTATCCAACGCCGTGCTTTACGACTGCCTAATAGTGTCTTTGGGGGTAGAGAGAGAGGCGCGGGCTTAGGTGTCAATCAGGAATACGAATGGCTGATGTTCTCTCGACGCGTGCGATCTGTCCGAACAGAGATAGAAGACCCCTTGACAGAGTTTTACACGCTGATACTCCGCTTGAACGGCAATATGGGTGAAGTCAAGCACAAACTTACGGACTCCGATGTTGTGTACCAGAAGATGTTATCAGAGGCGTTAGAGGCGAAAGCAAAGGCGTTTGTACCGATAAAGCAGTTGGGTATCTTCTCCAAACAGGAATTGCGTGAGGTGTTCCAAGACCCCGATATAAACTTCGGGAAACTGCCAACGGAACTGCCCGCTGACCTTGAGGGCGAAACGCCGATGATGCCAATGCAACCCCAACAACCGAATGACGATAACGCAGAAACGCTATCACACATACTTCAGAGATTAGAACTGATGCAAAACGGGAGGCACGACGCATGAACCTATCAAAAGAGAATCAAGCATTTATTGAGAAATACCATATAGGGCGTAAGATGATAGCCTTATCTGAAGGCACAACGTGGTATGTGACAGGTGTTTCTTTAGATATGGATAACCAATTGTGGGTTACAGCACATTCGCCTGAACTGAATAACCAGCCAAAAACTGACGAGGTAGAGTTTAGGGTTAAATGGTTTGAAAAGAATATGTCCCTTGCTGATAGTGTAGGTGAACGCTTTTGGTCAACGCTGAAAAAGGAAACACACGCATGACGCAACCACTTTATCTAAACAATTTTACTTTGGCGGAATCAAAGGGAATCAACCCCGTAGATAATTTCCCCCACTATTTATACGACATCTCAACGACTGCTATGAATAGTCAGTTTTTCCGCATGAGCCGTGAAACGCTGGACTCTATTGCAAGGCAGGCAAATGCAGGCGTGCCAGTCATGAAAAGCCATAACACCTACAATGAAGACCCATCGGGTTACACAGTTTCAGCCAAACGGATAGGCAACAAGGTGCAGGCGGAATTGTATATCCAACCTGACCTTTCTAATCCAGACACGAATGATATTATCGCACGCCTGAATGCTGGCACGATGCGCGACGGTTCTATCCAATTTAGAGGTGGGGACTTCATATCTGATATTGACGGCACGAAGTTTAAGTATGAGTCCGATGGCTGGTTCTATAGTTTCAAGTCAAAAGGCGGTCATTATCTCGGTCAAGAATTAGATGATGGGCGGATCGTCACAGCACAGGTCAAGGGCGAAGTCAACCTACAAGAGTTTTCAGTTGCTTGGAAAGGTGCTGATCCCGGTGCAACCCAAGTCAAAAAACTGCACGAAGAATTTGGCAATGAACCGATAGACGTTGGCATACTTCACGCGTTAGCAGAAATCAACGGATTTGATACCAATACATTTTGTTTACAACTCGGATTTGATAATCACAAGAGCGTCAAAAGTTTTTCATTCCCAACCCCGCTGGCAGAGGCTGGCGACAACACTGGAGAAACCATTATGGCGAACAATGCCGATCTACAGGCACTACAGGAGCAAGTCACGACGATTACAGCGGAGCGTGACGCACTCCAAGAGCAAGTGACAACACTCACAGCGGAATTGGAAGCGATCCCCCGTGAAGAAATTCCGTTGCTCCAAAACCGTATCAGTGAACTTGAAACTGAAAAAGAAACCCTAAAGACTGAAGTTGATCGGGTCAAGACGTTGGCAGCAGCAGGCGAACAAGCGTTGAAGATTGCCAAGACCACAGCGAAGCGGTCAGTCCTCGTGAATATGGGACTCAACCCCGCTGAAGATCACTCTGACAACTTCGTTTACACGAAACGCCTTGCCGATATTGATGCAATGACGGATATAACCGCCATCAACAGCATTGCCGAAAGTAATTTCGGTAGCGGACACACAGGGCGTAAGTCGTCTATCAATGGGTATCAACACCCGATGGGAACAGGCAAGAAACCCGCGCATAGCGGTGCGAATGCATTGTAGGAGGATAAACAATGAGCAGAACAGTCCACGAAAAGCGGTGGCATGGCAATCCGTCAACGTCTTTGACGAAAAGCAATGAGAATCAGTATCTTGCTGTGATTGTTGACACAGCGGTTGCCAACAACTCACCTGACAACATTCCCGTCACAACAACGACAACTGCTAATTCGGTTGTTATCGGTGAATATCAAACCTACACAGATACCGATAGGGTTATGATTGAGTCAGGTATGGCGATTTTATACGCAAACACTGCCTATGTCGCGTCTGTCAATGGACAGGGCGTGCTATCCACAGCGACAGCAGGGCAGGTCAAGGCAGTGGCAAAGAATATCGCAGCAGGCGGGTATGGTACAATCGTTGGTGGCGGCACGCGAACCGTTAGCGGATCGTCAAGGAACGTGTATTACGTTACTGGGTTGCTATAGACGGAGGTAGGTCATGAGCGGACGCACTGTATATGAAATGAGATGGCGTGGACAGCCGAATTCGTCCGCAAGTGCTACGGTTGTCGTATCAGGTGATACGCTCAATAGCAGAACTTATCGCGGCGATCATGGTACTGCACCAGCCCCACAAGCGAGGAATGAAGTTGTCTTGATTACCTCAGGTGGCAACCCTTCAAAATTTCAAACATCAACAGGTGCTGCTGCTTATGCTGATGCGACTGTTGAGGAAGCACTTGGCACGAATGGTAAGTTTTTGGGAAGTATCACAGGGGCAGAACCTGATTCGTCAAATGTGAATTCGTCTGCAACCGCAAAAACCTATTTTGATACTGTCCCTTCACGCTATGTAGAAGGCAATACCTATTATTTCTTTCATAGTGGTCAACTGCGGATACTTCACTATGGTTCACTGACTGACCAAGACGCCAACCAACATCTCGCGGTTGTCAGAGATACATGGGAACTGAACTATGACGATCCCGGACTTCCTGTAACGCTTGTTTCGGTTGCTGGCCAAGTGCCAATAGGTGAGCTTCAAACGCATATACATCAAAACAGCGTCTTGATTGAATCGGGCGTGGCGGTGTTATACGCCAACGCAGCGTATACAGCAGCCGTGAACGGTCAAGGCGTGTTGACAACGGCTGTCAAAGGTCAAGTCAAGGCGGTTGCTAAGAACATAGCCGCGCAAGGGCATGGCACGATTGTCGGTGGTGGCACGCGTAACGTCAATGGCACGGATAGAAATGTTTATTACGTCGCGGGTCTTTTAACTAACTAACTAAGGAGAAAGAAATGCAACAGATGCAGAACGGGAACGCACTCGGTTATCCGGGCGCGCCCGGACATGAAGAATTGACTGAAAACGATCAGTCGTTGTCCAATACGGAGTCTCGTGAAAGCCTGACGAGACAGGTCAGCAGTCATTGGCAAGACATGTTTCAACAGTCTATCAATGATAAAAAAGAGTTTTACGAATTGCTTGACGAAAAGTCCCCCGCGTGTGCGGTTGAATTACGAGATGGTGAATCACACTCAGCGATCGGTTCTGTAGCGGAACACATGGGCATTGTGCTACGGGATAACCCCTCTGCTAACGTCTATTCCACACGGTTAGGCGATATAGCGGACGATCCCGCAAAGATCATGGTTCTCAAGTCCTGTTCCAAGTTGAATCTTATCAACCGAATCCGCAAGCCGTTTTCGCCAGCAAATTTCCATGAGCATCAACTTGCTTTTGGTGTCGGCGATTTCGCTGTGGGGTCTGCGTTCAATCCCTATAACGCCACGCCACTCGTTGACGGTCAACGCCTAAAGGTCTTTCCGCCGATTTCAGCGGTAATCGCTGATGTGATGATGGTACCGATCGGTGGGGCGTTCTTGATCCCTGAATACAAATCACCAACGGGACACGCAGAAGATGAAGAGCCAACGGAATGGGAGCCCGGTACGCCGATCCCATTGGGACGCGTGAACGCCGTCCAAACCCAGCAGACTCCGAAGTGGTGGGCTGGTGGTTTCACAATGACAGGCGAATTCCGCAACTCCGCTTACGGTGCGAATCTCGTGATGGTGCGTGCAGATAAAGAAGCGATCCGCCTCGCGCAAAAGATCGTCAAAGACGCATTGGTAGCGGCAAACACTTCCGCACCTACACAGGATATTGACCTTGACGCAGCAGTTTTATCAGAAGCACAGATCATTAACATTGCAATGGCGTTCAACGCTGACCAAGAGGACTACACGATTACCAGTCTCTTTGGAAACACCGCAACCGTCAAAAAGTATTTGGCGATTGATCGTAGCAAGTTGTATAACAACGCAGGCGACGCGACGGTGGCGGGTTCTGTTGTGGGTGGCGATATGTATGGCAAGGCGGGCATGAACCGTATGGTCTACGATGTCAAATCCACAGTCGTCAACTTCTCCGATGACAATCTCTTAGGGATTGACGCAAGCGAAACGGTTGATCTGCATATCCAAGCGGGTTCTGAAGAAGAGACGGAAACCTACACAGAGCGGACACGGGCGTTTGAGTTTGCCTACACGATCAAATACCTCGCGCACTTGCGGTCACCCGATAGTGGCAAGCCCCGTAAACTCTTTGTCTAATGGTTAGGTGCTTGTGGATATTCAGTTTTTAGTAAAGGTATTACATAACCGCATAGGTAAACCTGTGATTATTGCCGAGCGTTGGGGCTTTGGGCTAAAATTTTACCAATGCAGGCTAATAGGGGTTGAACATTGTGTCTATAAAAATAGGCAAGAAATAGGGTTAGTATTGAATAATTGGGAAAAACGAAAACCATATATTCATAGAACTTTTACCTTGTCTGTTGACAAACGAGTTTATTTCCCTGAATAATAAATAATCGCAAACCATAAGGAGATTTAGCATGATATTGAAAAGAGAGAGACGGATTTACGCTGGCACTGCGTTGCTGATTCAGCATAGCAGCCTTACATCTGCGAACCCAAAGGTAACCCTCACAGGTGCGGGTATGAGCGCTGAAAACATCTATCAAGGTGCGAAACACGTGGAAGTATTCAATGCGATCGGTGATGCGTTGGCAAAGAAAAACGGTAGCGACTTCGTTGATGTTGACGCGATTATTGCCAAAGTCGATCCGCCCGAAGCACCGCCTGAAGCGGAAGCACCTGCTGAAGAAGCCGTAGCGGCAACAGAGGCGGAAGCACCTGCTGGCGAAACACCCGCAGCGTAGTGAGGTGAATGTATGGACGAATTCCAAGTCCTCACAGCAACTCAATCCACAGGGGACACGTTCGCCTGTAATGCCACGTTCGTCGTGTTTTTGGATACCTTCGCGGCGGGTTGGTTTCTTGAGTACGCACTTTACAAGCCGCAGACTGCTGATATTGTGTGGAAAAAGTATCACAGCCAGCCCTTTCAAGAACACGGCGAACTGTCTCGCGTCGCTGTCAACGGCACGAATAACATGTTATTCCGTATGAACTCTGGCACGACAGGCGCGACGGCATATCGGGAAATCATACACTAAGGATAACAACGAAAAGTCGGCAGAAGTGCTTACATCGCTGTGTGAAAACATCGGAAACTTGACATCTCAAATGACAGATGCAATGGTTCGGGACATTGAGATGAAAAAGGATCTGGATTCCGTGCGACAGGAGTTGCGAGACCATATCAAGGAGGAACGACAGAAATGAAAGTGAGAGGCAAACCCCTCAAAGCGTATGACGGATGGATTGAAGATCAGTATAACGCATGGAAGCAGTCTGATGACGAAACGGCGAAGCAAGTCCTGAAAGGGTATTCCGAAGCGGTTGCGTACATCAACAGTTTATCGGACGCAGATTTCGATGCGTTGACGCTTGGGCATGAAGCCAACTTACTCTCCTATTTGGACCCTGGCATGTATGGACCTGGCGGGTATCGTGTCAAGGATCTCAAGCAAACCCTCGCCCATAATAAGAAATATCAGGCAGAGCAAGCGGGGCATGAAGCTGAGATGGCAGCGATGCGTGAGGAGCATGGAGATCGTGTCGGCATGGCGTTGAGTGAAGAAGAAAAAGCGGCACAGGCGAAAGCTCAGTCTGGGTATGTTGGACAGGAAGCCATACAAGACCGACTCGGTGAGTGCTATGTTGAGGACTTTGGCGATGATATAAGCGTCGGTGGTGGTGCGCCTCACGACTCTGCTCCCGATTGGGTGCATGAAGGCTGGCAGGCGTTGAAGGATTACTGGGGAGAAGAAGACTTTAGGTCTATTGCCCAGAACGTCCGGAATCGGTTGCAAGGTCAATCGGATAGACGTGTTGCTTTTGATTCTGTTCCGTATGGCACGATGCGTAACGTTACGACCAGCCAACTCAGCCATGAGGGTATTGTTTCGACAGAATATATCTCTGACCCCGATGAAGCGAAACGGACCATCGCCTATCGTCGCGAGCAGATACGGCTGTTCCGGGCGGGTGAGATTACAGCAATCAACTGGCGTCCTCCTGATACATCAGACCCGATTGTTGCGGCTGTTGAGGCAATCAAAGATAGGGACGATGCGTCAGAGTTTACTCGGAGCGGTCGTCCGCGTGTAGATGCAACGAGTCGAGAAGCGAAGCGTCGTGTTTCTGCGAAAGAGCGAGACGCAGCATGGGAGCAAGTCAAATGAGTCCATTAGCTTGGGAAATCCCAGTTATTATTACGCTCATCGCTGTTGGTTTTTGTATCCGGTGGTGCTTTGAGAGAATGCGCAACCCGAATAGAGAAACCCTTTTCTCTCGTATCTTCACAAGCAATCGAGAGTTCGACGGCACGATCTTTACGGTTGTCCTTCTGTTTTGTTTCGTGCTGATGATCGTCCTAACGTATCGCAGTCAGGAATTCGCAGCGTTATCAACAACTGCACAGCTCATAGAAATCATCAAACTGATGTTCTCATTTACCAACCGCTTGACAACTGGACAGTATCTTTCACAACCTGACATCTAAAACTTAATCAACAATTCTGTGAATCCGCTTGGGTTGCAAGTTGATTTTTCAACAACTGGAGGCGTAGACGATACCGAATGGGACGCAAACCTTACGAGTTATCGCTATGTTGGGTTGGTGGACAGGGCTACACAAGCGCACCAACAGTTTCCTTTTCAGGTGGCGGTGGCGGTTCTGGTGCTGCGGCAACTGCCTATGTTGCCCCTCGTGGTACAAATCTTGCACGTCCATTAGGGGCTGTGAGTCTCTCTGCATGGGAACGATCAGAAAAAAGATGGCGTGTCAATTATCAAGGTATATCACCAAATCGTTCACCTATCTATTGGCGTAATTCAGAAATTAATTGGAGTCAGTTTAGTTGCCAATTTGAACTTGAGGTCAACGCTGTTGCTCCTGCTGGCGGGTTTAATAATGTTCACGGTGCAGTTTCTTTTGGTTTTGGTTTCCAAGATAACGACACACCCGGTTGGTCAGGTGACGGATCAGGTTTATCAGGTGCAGGCGTTTGGTTAACTCGGTTGTATGTAGCAGGTGGCACGGGCGATCATGGTAAATTGTGGGGATTTTGGCATATAAATGACGATGACTACGCAAGTACTTTAGGTGATACAGTGACAAACCTTCACAGCACAAACGCTATAAGAACTTTAGGGAAAACACTTGGAGATTGGAATTATGTTGAAATCGTTGACGTTGTAGCAGATATAGATACTGCACCTGCTAACAGCGAAATAACATACGAAGCGGCAGATTTGCCTGCTTACCCACTGATACCGCAAGGCGTAACAGCAGCACCACAAACAGTTACGACTTCGCACCCTTATAACCAAACGCCTTTATTTTATGCGAAAAAAACAAGTGAAAGTGCGTCAACGTCCGCAATCATATAGCGTCAATGAGGTAACACATGGCAGACTTCCCAATTCTTACCGCCACTGACCACGAAATAGAAGCGAAAATCATTGAGATTCTCAACACCAAAGAGGACGTGTTTGGTTTCCGAGATTACCCAAGCCTACGGGTAGGCGAAATCGTATCACGCTTGGGGTATGACGGGTTACTCGCCGCGCAGGACATTGACAGCCGTTTCAAGGTGCTGGAGCAGATGTGTGTTGTTGCGAAGGTTGCCGAACACCTTGCGGAGTCCGATAAGGTCAGCACATTTCAGTATCCCGACAATCGGCACGGCGGAATGGTGCGTTATTATGCACGAAAACCCGCCGATAATGAAGAATACGCGTTCCCTTACTAAAAAATATATAGACAATCCGTTGTGTTATGTGGTAGACTATTTACATCCAATCTAATATAAGGAGCAAACCCAATGATACCTGAAAACGCGACACATCAAACAATTCGTGATACTTTATATCATGCTGAATGCAAAAGCGTAACCCTTGATATAACGAGAAAAGAGTTTGAAAAAATGAACTCAAAAGGTTATTGGGATAGCGAACCTGTTTATGTTTATACAGAGGCTGAAGGTTGGATTTTGTTTGATTGGATAACCTTTACGATACGCTACCATTTAAGCAAATATATGGATAAGGAAACAGGAGAAACCATTAATGATATAACCCACATTAAACGCGGGTACAGTAATTCAATAACTGATAAAGCAGAGGTATTATCAACGCCTGTTTTGTCGCCATTCACACTTGATCGCGAATCAATTATTGCATACACTGATAAAAACATATACGCGCTATGCGGTTATGGATCAGATATTGTAGAGTTTTTTCATTTGCCAATAGCGTATGACGACACTTTCAAACCTGATATTTATTAATCTGAAGGAGAACCCCAATGACCAACCCAATTGACAGTGAAGTCCGCAAAGCCCGTGTCCGATATACGGCGGATCAACTCAATTCCAATCCCGATTTCACCCTACCGATGCACGAGATTATGCCGTTAGTTGAGGAGGTAGACGCGCTTTTCGCGCAACAGGAAGCGGCGGCAGTTGAAAAGGCGTCGGCGATTGAGAGATACCAAAGCCAAGCAGACGCTATAGACGCGGCACGGGAGGCAATGTATGCGGAACGTGCCAACGTGGAGGCGGCGTATGATGCCTACAGAACCGCTCAGGTTGCGTTGAAACAAGCGGAAGATGTAAAGGAAGTTACACGTATTACTGAAGCGACAACCGCCGTTCAGGTTGCCCAAGCAAGTTATGAATTGTCTGGTACAGAGTATTTCGCCGCTGAAAAGGCGTATATGGACTTAGTGAACGCCGCAACACCGCGTAATATCGCCGCAGAAGTATCAGGTAAAGTGCCAACAGGCAATGCACAAGATGATTTAGCGGCGGCAATAGAACTGGGGAACGGCGTATCTGCAGGTTCTGTTCAATAAGGAGAAGTGTAAATATGTTTACGCTTTGGACACATTATCTAAACCGATTTGGTCAACCATTTCCGTTTTACAGTAAATGGATAAGAATTACAGGCGATTAACTCAGGAGGAATACGAATGGAAAAATCGTAGCACAAGATGACGGGCATGTGATTGACGGGGACACAATTAAGAATGTCCATATCGCAATCGCGAAAGGCACGCACGAAAACAAAGATGTGTTTCCCGGTCTAATTGCGGAGGGCGGTGTTTTGTATAGGATCGCCAATGTGCAGATACGTGGCATTGATGCCCCTGAGAGACACCCACACAAGAAAGGCAGAAGCGATATAAGCCGTCAACGTGAGAAATCGGCGGCAGAGAAAGCGGCGACTGCCCTTGACGAGATGTTATCCAAGCACAATTACGAGTTTTTTATTACCAATCCTGAGGAAGGGTCATTTGGCAGAATCATTGCGGATGTCGTGATCATGGAACAGAAAGGGGGTATCATGCGGGCTGGTGACTGGATTATGTTTTTATTCATATTCATAAATATAGCCATCGCGCTCTTTTTATTATACCTATGCTTTTTCAACCCGTAGGGATTTCGTGAGGTGCACTGTGCAAGATTTTATGGAACGTTTTGACCGACTGGAACAAGACCACCGCCGCAACTCTGAACTTCTTATTGAGGTCAACACCAACCTTAAGCATGTCATGAACCAATTTAATGTCCTCAATGATCGGATTGACAAGCGTGAGGCAGAGATAGAGGCGTTAGAATTGCGGGTTAAAAAAGTTGAGCAGGGCTTAGACCACCGCCTAAAGACCGTTGAAAACTTGCTATCTGAGTATAAAGGCAGTTTGCTGATGGCAAAGGTCTTTGGCGGGATATTAGCGATTGTTATTACCGCGTTAGAGGTGTATAACATCTATACCCGATAATAAAAGCGAGTCACCTTCCCACTTTGGCGGGTAGCAAGGCAACTCGCGGAGGATTGATACTATGTGTATAATACGCTTTTTCAAGAAAAGGAGTACAAAAAAACGACTTACCCGTGCGATTCAGAAAGACAGAGAGGAAGTTTCACGGAAGAACGGCAAAACGACTGAAAAGAGGAAAACGTCATGAGAAAGGATAAAAACCAAGCGGAACAGGGGGTTATCAAAACCAATGCGGAATTGGATAGCACCTTGCTTGTGATTTTTGGCTCTGTCTTGGCGTTCCTTGTCGTTGTCGGTATCTTCACAATCCATATACTGAGTCCTACAGACTCATTACTTTCACCTGAAATCCTAATGGCTCTGATCATGTTGCCGTCAACGCTCATATCGTTCGCTATGGGAAAGCGGTTGGGGAGGACAGAGGTAATGGCGGGGCAATCTATCAACGGAACGAATCAACAGGAGAACACACGCTAATGGATAGACAGAAATTATTAGACCGTATTGAAGCAGTCGAAGGACGCAAACACAAAATGTATATGCTTGAAGGCATTCCGCATATCGGGATCGGGCATAACATCATCTCGCGTTCCCTTTGTGATGAGACGCTTGACTTTTTGGATATTGAGGACGAAAGCGAACTGATGACCGCTGAACTCAATGACGCGCAATGCGATTTCTTGCTTGGCAAAGACTTTGATATTGCTGTTGCTGATGCGCGTTCCATTATTGGGGAAGATACCTTTGACGGGTTGTCAGATGCCCGCCAAGACGTGCTGATTGATATGTCTTTCAACTTAGGCAGACCCCGTTTTAGCAAGTTTGCCAAGATGATTGCCGCTGTGCGGACAGGCGACTTTGACGAAGCCGCGAATCAGATATTGGACAGCAAGGCGGCGCGCGATCCTCTAACGAAAAACCGATATGAGAATCTTGCGAAAGAGATGCGGAGTGAAACGCCGACAATCGCTGAAACCCCTGTCAAAACGACTGAGGAATTTCTTGCTGAGATACCCACAGAAAACCTTTTAGCAGAACTCAACAGGCGGATCGAAGCACAGAAAAAAGCGAATGGTATCTAATGAGCGAGGAACTGAGGTGTCGCGGCACTATCAAAGAGATTCAACGGGGTGGGCAATTCCTTGTAGAGGTACAGGATACCGCCCACACCGTCAGAGCGTATCTGTCAGGTAAAATGAAAATAGGCAAGATAACGTTATGCGTTGGCGATATTGTTGACGTGATCCTCAGTCCCTATGACTTAGATAGAGGGCGTATTGTGTGGAGATACACGAAGGGTAAGCATGTCCAAAAACCTAAGTGATCTTCCAACAGAGGCGATACTCAGTGAGTTACAGCGTAGGTCTCGGCATTCCACCGCTCCAAAGCCTAAGCAACTCAAAGACCTCAGCAAAGAGATAGCAGAGGCAATTGTAGACCAACTTGACGCGATTGACGAAAGGCAAAGGGAACAGCGTGCAAGGTGGTACACGAAAGATGATAACGGCGTTTTGGTAGAGTCAAGGGACAATTACGAGGTCGCTGGTACTGAACTTGACTTGCCTGTAATCGGGGTTGAACGCCCGACACGCATGGACTTAGACGAGGTTAAGGTAGTCGCTGATAGTGACACAACGGTTGATGCTGATGGCAATATCATCGTTAGAATGAATGCTAACAGCGACAAAACCTCCAATGTGGCTATTGAAGTGAAAATGAAAAAAGGCGAGGTGTCAGAAGGGCTTTTGGCACTTCATAAGCGTGCAGTCAACGAGATCAAGGAACGTTTGATGCACATACCCATACCTGTCAATCAGAAAAAAGAAGGAGATACCAATGAAAAGGAAACTGAATAGGGGGACACTCTCATGGGCGTAGGATCACTTTTGCAAGAGCATTCAAGCGGGTTGTCATCTGCTATCAAGTCATTGTTGCAAGATGCGTTTGAAGCGGATAACCACGCGAAAGATTTGGCGTTAGACCGTAAGATTCGGGCATATTCTTTGCCGTCATTCAAGTGAGTAATACATCGTTTATGATAACGTTGATAAAGATGGCAACGTTACGAAAGAGGCAATCAAGTATAACTTCTTGATACCGGGCATGATCAACGAAAGCGGACGGACGCTTGAGATTCAGAAATACAGAATACAGTCCACGTTTGAAGCGACAATTTCAAAACAGCGTGAGTTCAGTTCTGACACGGAAGCGCATGTTTCAGGTGAGTTCGGGCTATTCACACCGCCGAAAGTCAAGTTTGATATTACCGAGAAAATCAAGGTCAATAACAAAGATGACGAAACATCTCATAACACGTTTGATGTTGAAATTGAGTTAGGGCAATCTGATGCGGAGTTCGGGTATGTGGAAATCGTCAAGGCAATGGTGCGAACGATCAACAAACTCATGGATTTGCTACTTCAGAAAGGCTTTGAGAACCCACAACTCATTTCGGAAGAGGAAGCAAAGGCGTTAGAAGATAAATCGGGTGTAGCGGAAGATGAGAAACCCGATGCCGAAGCAGGCAATCAAGATAATTAGCCTAACAACAAGCGGATTGAATTAAGTTTCTCATTCAGTTTTTTGTTTTCGCCAATCAACACGTGATCCAGTGTGTTATCAAAATCAACTAACTGTGGTAAAGAGATATTCAACCCTGTGGCTAATGCCTGTAATGTTTTGAGGCTTGGATTAACAACGTCTCTTTCAATATCAGAGAGGTAGGGAACAGAAATATCAGACGCTTGGGAAACTTGCTTGAGCGTCAAGTTACGGGATTTTCGCAAATTACGGATATGTGAACCGAGTGTATTACTCATAGATACCTCCTTATTCAGTTTCTTATAGTATACACTAATTTTTAATTAAAGTAAAGGAGAAAAGAAATGTTTAGTTATTTGGTAGATGTTTATTATCATCAGTTAAAAGACCTGACTGGCGTGAATTACGGTTGGGTAATTCGCCGATTTGTTTTTTTCTTTGTAATAGGCAGTGTTGCCTGCCTTTTGTGTGTAAATGCGTTTGGCAACCAAATCGGTGCTACCTTTTCAGCAGACACCATCGGCGTATTAGGGGACTACGAAAAAGCACTTGACCCGATTGATATTGCAGTAGATGCACAGGTACAACGTTCAGATAACGCCCTTTCAGCCGCTCTGAACGGCTCTGTAACGGCTTCCATAGGGTCTGTGGGTATCAAACCCTTCCTTTCAGGCAACAAAGACGATTTGGGGGTTATTTTGGACGCTGGTGCATTGGTCAACTTCTCTGTGGGCGGACTTGATATTGCGGGCGGTGCTTCGGTTCGGGGCGTGAACCCTGCTGAACCATCGTTAGAGATGCGGTATGATGCTGACAATATGGAAGTGGAAGTTTACCCATCGGGGTATAGCCCTAACAGTTATCAACTACCAGACATCAACAACATCAACGCAGTATTCGCGACTGGCTTTGAGAAAACAAAGATTGAAACGGAGCTGACGGCATACGTGCCGATAACAGAACGCGACAGCGTGCCGATTGTGATTATCTCACGGAGCCAAACGAGCATAGCGATTGCTGAAAACCTGTCATTTTCGGTTGTTGTGGATGCGCGGACGTATCTGCATAGTGATGGTGCAGAGGTGTCATTTAAGCCGTTGGGTGCGGTTACGTTCAAGTTTTAGAGGAATAGCCAAGACATGCGCAATGAGTATGATTTTAGCAAAGGCGTTCGCGGGAATTACCATGTTGCAGTCAAGATATTGAGAAACAGGCGTAAGTTTAAGATAACAACGCTTTGGACACAACCGCATCGTGAGCGGATATGGCGTTTCCCGCGTTCTTTTGGGCATTTGCTTTTTTCTATGAAAGAACTTTACAAGGTGACATAACACAATGGGAACGATAATACCCATACCCACATTTGTTGACCCAGCAAACCCAACACCTGACGAAACCGCCGCGGATACGCTCTACAAAGCACGCATGCAGACGGGACGGGACAATCTATCGCCTGACATAAGGGTTCGGTTCACAACTACAACGATCCCTGATACGATTATGTCAGAGGCAGGGGCGTTGCTGATCTGTGAACGGCAAGTCATGAAAGATGCCAACCGAACAGCAACACAGATAGCGGCGTTCGCAGAAGATTCAGACGAAAAGATTGCGTTGGTACATGCTACGTTGATACGGCGTGCGATTCAGTTGCTACCCCAAGCCGCACAGATGACGCGTGAGGGGTTGTTAGGGGATACACGGCAGTTTCAGGAAATAGATTGGCAACAACGCGAGAAGGAAATGGAAGGGCAATACCAAGCGGCTGTCAAGGTTGTCAACCCAAGCGCAACGTTTGATGATACCGATGACGGATCGTTGGGATCGCCGACGGTGTTGGCAACGAAGTCAACACGTCCAAAGTATAGGTAAAGGAGAATTATGATTGATTTTAATAAACTGATTCCATGCACAATAGACGGTAAAGATGGCTTTATTATGCGGATAACACCATATAACTTTGTTTTATATGATACCAACAAAAAGCCTATATTCCCAATTTGCCCTAAAGTTGTTATCAAGGACACTATAAAGGTGTAGCATGGTATACGGCACGCTCTTTGAAGAAAATAAAGAGGAAGTTTCTATCTACTTCAACGATAACATCTTGAGTTATACCGATGTCTATATCGTTGAAAATGTAGATGCCGTGTTTCACCCTGTTGCGTCAGCGTTAACCTATAATGCAGGCGTGTTGAGCCAAACGCAAGCAGATGCCGATTGGCGTGTAATCCTTGCGGAAGCGGAGGAAGGCATTGAGGCAACCTATACGCTGGTTCGCAATAGAGGCGAAACGGACGAAGCGGAATATGAGATTGTGGACGTGTTGTCGTTTGCGGGCGAAATGCATTTGTTTGTCAAGATGGAGGGGCTTTGATGTATAAAGGCTGGCTTGAAGGATTTATCACACAAAACTTTATTAATGCGTTCATAGATACATACAGATGCCTGAACTATAGTTATCGTGAATCAGCAATAATGTTTATGGATTTTAGAGATAGCCAAAACGGAATAGTGGTGTATAAATGAATCTACGCATTGACTTCCAAGACCTAATCGGTATCCGCACCTTTGTCGGCGGTATCAATGACGCGGTTACCAACTTGCGAAAGTTTTGGGTTGACTACGTTGCACCCTACACCTATGACGATGCGATAGACGAAATCTTTGAAACTGAGGGACACGGGCAATGGGAAGAACTCAACCCTATATATCAAGCCAGAAAGGCAATAACCCACCCTAACCAAACCATACTTAGGCGTGACGATGTGTATTACCAAGCCGCAACGAGCGGGACACATGCCGATTCGGTTGCCAACATAGATCCTCTCGCGCTCACTTTAGGAGTGACTACCCCTTACGCCCAATTTCATGAACGAGGTACAAGCCGTTTACCAGCGAGACCCGTATATGAACTGATCCCGACTTTGCTACACTTCGATAGAGACGTTTCAGAGTTAGGTGAGGACTACACCCAAGATGTGATCAATAATCTTGAGCGGTTGGTAAGGCTTTAGCACATGCAAGATCAGATAAAGAAGTTGAAAATCAAACTGAATACTTTACGGGGACAAAAAAGTTATGCTTTTGTAATGCAGGATTATGCCCTTGCTATGTTTTTCAGTGGTGAAATGCCAAAAGTAAAGAATGAAATAAAAAGGTTAGAAAAACAATGCAACAAGATCACAGATTAGCCCAAATCGTTGACGGACTCCAAACGAAGTTTGAAATACTCAAGCAGGATACCACCACAAGCGGATACCCCATCAAAGCGTATGTGGTTATGAAGAAATATCAGCATTGGGCGGCACTTGAGCAGTTAGGACGGCGGTTACGAACCCCTGTTTTCCCTGCGTTGATGTTGAACTTTGCGGGTGGTGGGAGTCGTGTCAAAGGTGGCACGCAAGCGCGCTTTGCCAGTCTTGGGCAAATAGAGGACGATCAGCGATTCGCTTTGATCTGTGTGGTCAAGGAAGATAGAAACACCCCTGATGCCCTGACAGATCAAGTGAGCAATCTGATAACCAGTGTTGAACAGATTATCAATACCACTAACGATCTTGACATCGAAGGGGTCTGTGCCGTTGAAATTGTAGCACCACCAGAGACTTCAGAAGGGCGGGCTTCGGCTGTGGCAGCGACCCCGCTTGAAATAGTTGTCTTTCGCATTTCTGTAGTGCATATCTATCGGGGTAATACATTTCCTTAAGGAGAAGTTATGAGAAAATTTATCGTTGACCTCTTCAAGTTACGATCCAAGAAATGCAAGCATACTTACCACCCTTTATGGGTTCATAATGACATAGTTTTGGCATGCCGTCAGTGCGGAAAACGCGGCATTCGACTTTAACCAACAATACGGAGAAACCATGACATGGCAGTAGAAAAGAAACAAGCGGACAGCATCAGATGGACTTTTGGTCAGGAAACCGCCGCGACTGGGAGTCCCATCAGCGATAGAACCGATCTGCAACAGCGGTCTTACGTTGCTACGTCCTTCACAGTGGACGAAAACGGCGAGAAAATCCAATCGGATTCACTTCGTGCGGGGTATAGCAGCACCTTTGGGGAGTTGAACGGTCTGTTTGCGGACGGCCAAATCTCTATGGAGATACCCGAACATGAGGGGCTTTTGCCTGTACTGCAAGGCATACTTGGGGATCGCAACCCTGTATCAACAGCATTGCCGAGCAAAACGATTTTACCAGCAGGAACACCGCTCACGAAGTTTGTGTGTCATAACCAAAACCTGTTTGGTCAAGGTAACAAGCAGATACTTGACAACCTCAACCAGTATTCACAGGCAATGAACATCACAATATCGCCGTCAAGTGCGGCGTTGATCAAAAGCACTACACCCGGAACGGTTGTGATTGTCCATGAAGATTCCAGCGGAACAGAAACCACGATCACCAAGACGTTTGCGAGTGCTGCGTTGACGACTGATCAGACGGCAACGATCCCTGCGAATCAGAAGGTTACCAAAGTCACCACAACAGGTTTCGCTTCAGGGACGTTTGAGATAGCCGCTGAAGTCCCGATCGTTGCCGCGCATGACTTGACAACCACAGCCATTACGTTATCGGATACGTTGTCAACACATCCGGGCGCGGTCATTCTCATATTAACCCCTACCAATGATACAACCCTGACGTCGGCGGAGACACCGGGAACGGTAACGTTTACCTACACGGTATCAGGCACGACAGGCAACCAAACCAAAGAGGTAAGTTTCGCTAACACTGTGAAAACAGCCGCGCAGACGATTGAACTGCCAGCAGGGACAACGCTTGTCAGTGCAGCGGTTGCGGGGTTCAGTGCGGGTAATATGGACATTGACGCAACGTTCCCGCTAATGGACAAAGGCTTTTTCCAAAATAAAGATAACGTTGATGTTTCAGTCGTCAAGGATTCCATGATTACGGGTACGATTGCCGTTGCTGACGATTTGAGCGGATACGACACAGCACAGACGCTAACCGTGTTCCCTGCTGAAAACGCTGATCTGTCAAATGCCGCAACACCCGCAACGGTGACCATCAACTATAACGAGGACGGCACGAGTAAATCAGGAACGCTTGATTTCACTGACGGCGTAAAAACGGATTCACAGACGTTCAGCCTACCCGCTGAATCTACCATTACAAGCGTCACGACTGCGGGTTGGTCTGCTGGCACGTTGGCAATTACAACCCCGATTGCAGGCGAGTTGGTCTACTCCCCTGATTTCAACCGTCCGGGACAACTGCGTATCCAATGCACCACGCAGAACCCCAGTGGCGAATTCAGGGTAAGAGGACTTCGTAAGGTTGGGATTTCCAGCACGAATGACTTGATCCAAATGAATGAAGACCTTGCGTTGACTTCTGCGGGATCACAGACAACCGACATCACAATGGACAAGTATTTCGCGCGGTTGCTGAGTATTGAGATCGACAAAGAGGACGGTGAACCGTTGGCACTTGGCACGATAACGCTTTCCTCTGTTCCCGGTAAGTATTCCACAGTGATCAAGGTTGCTGATCAAGAGTTGCCAAAACACACCATCGAAGCGGAAGTCGCTGATATTCCGCGTTTAATTGAAGGCGCGCAATTTGTGTCGGCTACGATCAACAATGAGACAACGCTTTCAGTAGATATTGACGTGTTGGCACGGCGTTCGGATCGCAGGCGAACCGTTGAAGGCGGATGGGATGAGAAGTTTGTCTCTACGATGCAAGAGCATTCAGACGAATTCCCGTTCGTCTCGATAGGGTTCTTCACAGGCATCGGCGGATATATTGAGATCGACGGTGACGCAGTTGTGTTTGACAGTTCGCCGATCACAATTTCGTCAAATTATGGTGATGCTGGTGACAAGGTAAGCTCTATCTTCAGAGGTGCTCCAGAACGTCAAGATAAAAGGCAAGTGACTTGTACGGTTTCAGCGAAATATGAGGCGGGTAGCAGTACTACTGACACGTATGTCAAATGGGACCAAAAGTATAGGGACAATTCTCCTGTGGACGTGAAGATTGTCCAATATAAGTGGGCGGATGACGGAGAGCAGAAAGAGGTGACATGGCGGATGCCCCACTGCGAGATTACTGCTCCAGTGAGAGTTGAGGTAACCGCTCCGGGTCCTGTCCCAATATCGATCGCACTAAAAGCAACGCCCGATCCTGCCGCAACGGAAACGGCAGAAATCACGTGTACCATCGTGAACGACGATCAGGCTACATAGTAGTAAAGTAGTAGTGGGCGGCGATTAAGCCGCTCACGCTTTCGTATATCCATTTGCGTGTCCATTTGCGAACAGTACTTGAATCTGCACCGCTAATTTCTCTAACTTTTTTGCGTTTATCACTTAATTTCATGCCTTCAGGCAAAGTGTAAAAAAACACCTTAGAGGTATCATACATTGGATGCCGATTTGCGTAAATAGGTTTGCCTTTTTTGGTTTTTGACATCTTATGTTTTGCTTCTTCAGTATGTTTGCCTCCTTTTTTTGATTCACTGATTTTCTCTTTGTGTTCAGATGAAAGGGGTTTACCTCTAAGAGTATTAGATTCCAAATGAGATTTAGACAGATTCGCCCGATGTTCAGGTGAAAAGGTTTTGCCTTTCCAATAACCTTCATTTCCTATGTGTGATTCAGATTGTTTCTTTCGCGTTTCTTCTGAATGTTCTTTAAATGCTTCGCCACCAGATGTGCAATTATATCCATTATGGAAAGTGTCAAACTTAGCAATCCAAAACTTTTCTCTTTCAGGCAAAAATTCATTGATAATGCCATCTTCCAGTATTTCAAAGTCAAAGGCATTCTCGCCGAATTCATCAATAGCGTCTTTCAAAGGTTGGTTTCCGTCGCCTCTGATATGTTCACGTTTTCGTTTATCAGCGTTTCTTGACGTATAACCAATATACGCCTCTTGCGTAATATTATTCGTATGCTTGTATATGCAACCCATTGGGATACCTCGTTATAGATAGGATTCCTCGTATACCTATTGTCGTAGGCGGGGCAATGCGACAACACCACCCCAACGAGGTAAGAATAGTATAACATTTCTTACCAATAAAGTCAAGGAAAAAAGGAGATATTACATGGCTCAATCCATACAAGATCAGATCAACGAGCAAATGGAAGAACGCACCGAGAACGCAACAACCGATATGGCTACACTACCTCTCCTTACAGACGAGGCGATCCGCAGTGATACCCGTAGAACCGATATTGTCGAGGTCAATTTTTCGTCACAAAACGCAAGGATCGTTGGCACGTCTGATGCCCCGAAGTTGACGCTTGACGTAGTGCGTGAGGAATCCGCACCGATTCAACCCGTCAAGATGGTCTTTGATCAGCAGGAATATCGTGTTGATGTTCGTATGGGCGTACCGTTTTCCGTGAACGCCCGCCACTCACAACTTATCCAGCGTTTCAACGATTTACCTGACACACCAGAGAACAACGCCAAGCGCAATCGTGCCGTCAAGAACCTTTATATCTCAGAGATGATTGATAATCCAAAGTTTTCGTTTGATGGGCAAGGCGAAGGCAGACCGATTGAGGACGTTTCTGATGTTTTAGCAGACGCACTTTTCTCTGCTTACGTTGAGAAAAACCAGCCCGAAGAAGATCAGATATATCAGGTCACCGTATTACGAGGGCAACCGATTCACACCGCGATATTGCTCCAAGATTCGTTTGACGCATTTCCCGCCCCGCTCCAAAGGGACGTGCATGATATGACGCAGGCGGACATAGAAGCGACAACACAGCGAAGCCGCAAACAACGGGAAATCCTTGTCAGCAGTATGGTGTTCCCAGAGGGCTTCAGTTTTTCACTCAACGGCGAGGGAAGCGAAGGTGAACTGTATCCGATTGAACAGGTTTCTGAACTTTGGTTACAGGCACTTCACGCCGCATATAGGGCATCAAATATCCCTGAAGTGGGGCTAAGCATGGTGTCCCGATTTTCGGTCGCTTCTACAAACAGCAACGGGGAAGAAACTGCTGTTGAGGGAGTATCATAGAAGTAAAGAGTTTGGGGGGTTTCCATCGGAAAGATTGTGTCCTGACGAACCCCCAAATGTTCGGTATGCTGTGGACAATGTAATACTCTCACTTGGAGAGGAAGAAGGTTTTAAAGCTGCACAAGCAAGGAAACGTAAGTAAAACCGGAGAAACCACATGGCTGCTGTTGCAGAAATTCAATTTCGCGCAGATTCCCAACAAGCCCAACGCGCTATCAACGCTCTTGAAAAAGAAGTTGCCGCGCTATCCACACGCCTAAACACGACACAGCAAACCTCCCGACAAACAACCACTGGGATTGACGCTGTGGGTACAACTTCCCGCCAGACCTCAACACAAGTCCGCACGGCAAGCAGTGCCTTAGATGCGTTAGAACAGAGCATGAACGAAGCCCGACGCGCAGGCTTAACCATGCGGAGTTCGATCAACGATCTAAACGCGGAATTGTCTGAAAACCGCAAACGCTTACTGACAGCTGATGCCGCACAGAAAGAACTCTTAGAGACGCGCAATCGGGTTATCAGGGTCAATCAAGGGTTAATCCGAAGTGAACAGCAACGCAATTCGCTTTTGCTGGCGAACTTGACACAACAAAGACGCGAACTTGGCGGGCTGAATCGCGGGTTTAGAGATGCGGGGGGCGGTGCAAGTTTTCTTTCAAGGGCAGGCACTGAACTTGCGGGGGTGCTTGGCGGGATCGGCATAGCAGAGGTTGCGTTTAGACTTGTCGACTTCACACGAAACGCCGCGCAAGCGTCTATCCAGTTAGATTCTACCACACGCGCATTGGCGGTCATGACGGGTAGCACCGCAGAGGCAGAGCGAGCGGTTCGGGAACTCCAAGAGATTGCTGATGAGCCTGGGCTTCGCTTTCAGCAGGCGGTTGATGGCACGTTGGCATTGCGGGCGATCGGTGTAGAGGCGGAACAGACAACACGGATTCTGCGTGAACTGGCAAACGCGGCGGCGTTCAGTGGCGGTTCTGGTGAATTTGAGCGGGGGTTGCTTGGTTTTAGGCAACTCATTCAGCGCGGGCGTTTGTCGCAGGAAGAAATTAATCAACTTACGGAAAATATATCGCTTGCCAGTCGTGTGTTGAGAGATGAATTCGGCACGGTGCTTGCGGAGGACATCCAAGCACAGTTAGACGCTACAGGACAGACGATAGACGACTTTGTAGAGCGGACGATCAGCGGTTTTGAACGCCTTGAGCGATTCCCCCTTGATGCCCCATCGGTCAAGTTGAAAAACCTGTCTAACAGTTTCTTTGAATTCAGCGCGGCGGTTGGCGATCAATTCTTACCGATTATCGCAAGAGGTGCGGAAGGGCTTACCAAGTTCTTTGATACCCTGACGGAACTCATCTCTGGCACGGATGCGGCAACCGAATCTGTCAATAACTTCCGTGATGCCATCGTAGAGGCGGACACCGCCATTGCCCGTGATGATGCGATTCAAAATCGGATACGCTTTTTGCGTGAGTATATCGCTGAACTGGAGGAGGCGAACAGACAGCGAGGTATCTTTGACGGACGCGGACGCGCCATCGCGCAAGGGCAGATCACAAGCGAAACCGCCGAACTTGGGCGTTTACAGCAGATACAGACAGGCGATCCCGCGATTATTGCCCAGTTGACTGCTGAAGTGGAGCGGTTGAATCAATCGCTTGCGGATCATCAGCAGATACAAACCGACCTTGAGAACACCGCAAGCCGATATTCTGAGAACCAGCAACGCCGATTCAACATACGCCGCCAACGGTTAGATGAAGAAGAGGCGGAAATCCTTAAGCAGATAGAACTCCGCGAAAGCGAACTACAGACCGCAACGGAGGCGGCGGGCGGGGTTGCCGATGCCGAACGCGAGAAGATACAGGCGTCAAAAGATGCAACGGAAGCCGCAGAAGCCGCCGCAACTGCCGCGCAAGCACAGACAGACGCATTAATCGCGCAGATAAAAGCGACACAGCAGACGCGTGAAAACCTTGAAGCGTTAGCGGAAGCACAGGCAGTAATGAACGACTTTTGGCGGGTTGCGTCAGGTGATGTTCAAGCGTATACGGGTTCTGTTGACGTGGCTACGATATCCGTCATTGACCACAGAAAAGAACTTGAACTGCTCCAGCAGGTCTTTGAGAACACCCAAGACCCCTTTAAACGCTATACCGACCAATACGGCACGGTAGACAACGCCGTTAAGAACATCACAGAATCCACGCGTGAATATGCGATCTCTCAAGAGGTTGCGAATGCACAGGCGCGGTTGGTGAATCCTGCCGTTACGGAAGCGGCGCGGTCTATCCGCAACTACGTGGAAGTGCTTGACGGGACACAGCAGAGTTATGTAGAACTTCAGGACGTTTCACAGCGCGTAACAGAGCGTATCCGTATGAACGCGTCCGCTTTTGACAGGTTGCGTGAAGCACAGGCGGCGGCACGCAGAGAAACTGACACGCTCCGATCTTCCCTTGCGAACTTGCCATCTGTTCAGTCCCCAGGGACACAAGGACGATTTACCAATCAGGGCGGTGCGTTTGGCGATGTTCTCAGTGGTGCTGCATTTGATTTGGCGGGTCAAGCGTTGACCTCTGCACAGAACCAGCGTCAGATTGAAGAAGATCGTATCCAGTCGTTGGCTGAAGCGGAACAGGAATACTCCGATCGGGTTGCCGCGATCAATGAACAGAAACGCCAACGCCTACACCAGATCGCACGGCAGATTTACGATGCAGAAGTGCAACGCCTTGAGGACATCCAAGCGGCGTATCAGACGGCGGCGGACGCAGAGGTTGAAGCACGCGAACAGGCGGCGGAACGAATTGCGGCGTTAGATGACCGCTACGAGGAACAGCGTGGGCAACTCGTTGAACGCTTGACAGACAGGCTTATTTCGCTTGAGGAACGCAGAGATGAGCGGATACAGGCACTCAATGACGGGTATATTGAACGTGAGGCACGCAGAGCGGAACGGATACTTGAGATAGCAACACGCGCCACTGAACAGCGGGAAGATATTGAGGAACGCTATACCGAACGTGTTCAGGACATCACCAATCAGTTGGTGCTTGACGTTCGGGCGATATGGGAAGATGCCACGCAAGAGCAAGACCGACTCCGTGAAGGTTTTGCGGATAGAGAGGAAGGGCGTGCCGAGCGGATAACACAGGCAGAAGAACAAGCCGCTGAGGACAGAGAACAAGCACACCGAACTTTCGCCACGACAATGGAAGGCGTTTATCGCGACTTGGTTGACGAATGGGACGCGCTGGCAGAAGGATTTACCGAACGCGAAGAAGAACGCGCTGAGGAACGGGTTGAGATTGAAAAGGAAGCCGCTGAGGAACGCGTCAGGATAGAAGAAGAAGCGACACAGGAACGCATAGAAGCGGGTCAGGAATACAACCAAACGCTGATTGATATTGCCAACGATGTTGTTGCGGAGTTCGCTGAGATAGAGGCGGAACGCACGCAGATTGTCGCGGAAGCCGCCGCGGAACGGGTTGAGATAGCGGAAGAAGCGACACAGGCACGGATAGACGCTGAGGAAGATTACACCGACACACTTGCTGGCATTGCCAACGATGTTGTTGCGGAGTTTGCGGATATTGAAGCGGAACGCACGCAGATTGTCGCGGAAGCCGCCGCCGATAGAATTGAGATTATAGAAGATGCCGCTGAGGAACGCGCTGAGATAGAATCAGAAGCGATTGATAACCGTTTGGAAGCAGAGGAAACCTACACTGAGACGATTGCTGAAATCGCTACAGGTTTGGTAGACACGTTTGCCGATATTGAAGCGGAACGGACGCGGATTGTTGCAGACGCGACACAGGCACGTATAGACGCTGAACAGGATTTAGCAGACGAAGTGCAGGGTATCTATAACGACTTATATTTAGAGGTTGTGGGTATAGAGGAACGGCGCGAGCAGGCACTTGCGGACATACGCCAAGACGCACTTGATGCCGAGCAAGACCGCCTTGACGACTTGGCAGACCTACAGGAAGACCACAACACGCGGATACTTGACCTTGAGGAAGATTTACACGATGACCTTGACGACTTACGCCGCGACCGATTCCGAACCGCTGAGGACATACAGCGTGAGTATCAACGCGACCTTGAAGATTTATACACCGAGACGGCACGCCGTTTGTTTGGAGACGATGTAATATCCGCCGCCGATTTGACGGATGCACAACGCCAACAGGTTGAAAGCAGTAGTCGTTTTCAGCAAGGGCGTTTTGATCTTGAGTCCGAACGCAGGCGGGACGTGCAAGATTTACAAACAGAAACAGGGATACTTACGCCCGGAAGCGCGGGCTATAACTTCTATCGCCAGCAACTTGAATCGGGTCAGTTGACGGATCAGCGGTTGATTGAAAGTCTTTTTGGGAGGGAAGGATTAGACGACTTTGTTGACAATACGCGAAGTGTGGAAGATGCGGTTGACCGACTCAATGAAGATACAACTGAAATCAACAAAAACGCCTTAGAACAACTTACGGAAATCAACGCAAAAACCCCTGAAGTGAACGCCCAAGCGGATGCCGATATTACCCAAGCGGAAGTCGCCGCGGGCGTAACGCTTGCCCAAGCCGCTGAAAACTACGTGCCAGCACTCAGCGCACACCAGCAGGCGATAGCAGACCACACAGCAGCAATTAATCGGATAAACGCAGGTGAAACAACTGCACTGGGATTGCTTGACGACAGGGAAACAGAAGCGTTAAGAATGGCAGGGCTGACGTTCACAGAAGCGTTGGCACTTGCCACGCCTGAGATTGATGACGCAACCGCTGCTTTTAATAAACTTACGGAGACGCTTGACGAGATTGACGATGGGGTGACGGAGGCGTTAGGTGTCGTTGACGATGCAGAGACGCGGCGTTTGGGTGAAGTGGATGACCAAGAAGAAACCGACCTCGCTGGACTCACAGCGCGAGAAACAGCGGCACTCAAGGAAGCGGGCTTGACATTTACACAGGCGTTGGCGTTAGCGTCTCCTGAAGTGGACAAAGCAACGGCTGCACTCAATACCCTCACGGAAACGCTTGGAGAGATTGATAGAATAGAAAAAGAACGATTAAAAAATGTCAACACAGAAGAGACGCGGCAGTTAGGGATATTGACTGCACAGGAGACGGCGGCACTCAAGGAAGCGGGCTTGACATTTACACAGGCGTTGGCGTTAGCGTCTCCTGAAGTGGATAAGGCAACAGCGGCATTCAATACCCTTACGGAAACACTTGGGAAAATCAACACAGAGGAAGAACGTAAGTTAGGGTTAGTTGACGAAGGCGAAACAGCGGCACTGGGTGCAGTTGATGACGCAAGCACACAGGACAGAACCGAGACAACGGACGCGCAAACTGAATTGGAAACAGCGGCGGGTGTGACGATTGAAGAGGCACGGGCAAACTACGTGCCAGCATTGACCGCAGCAGCACAGGCAACGTTGACGCTCAACACCACGCTTGGCGATATTGACACATCGTTAATGGAGTTGAAAGACACGCTTGATGATGAGTCAACCGCAGACAGAATCGCTACCAACGCCGCTATACAGGCAGTTGCCGATGCCGCTGTTCAAAACGTCATTGGATTGGAAGCCGCCGCAGGTATCACTTTTTCTGATGCAACTGCCAACTTCGCAGCAGCACCGTCAGCGATTGAACAGGCGGGCATTGATAGGGACACAGGGCTTGCGGGTGTGAACGCTGAGGAAACAGACGCTATCAATGAGGTTAACGATCAAGGCGTGGCGGACTTACTGCGAACAGATGCACAGAAAACAACCGCACGCGATCAGTATATCGTTGCCCGTGATGCCACAATTGCACAGCACAACGCCGCTGTTTTGGCACTCAATATTGGGCATGCAGACGATGTTTCAGATGTCAAAGACCGATTGGACGAAACGCTTGTTGATATAGACCAAACACTTATTGACACATTGGCAGAGATACGAGACGACAAGGTTGCGTTTGATACCAAGATGAATGAACTCATACAGGCAATAAACAATCAGGCAAACGTTGCAACGATCAACGCAGGCAGAGACTTGACATTGGCACGCGAACGCCTTGACGAACTTGCAGAGGAAGCGAAAAACAATCAATGGAAAGCCGATATTGGCAAGATTGCGAATGTAGGACTCACAATCGCAGGCGGTGTCGTTGGCACGGTGGTTGCGGGCAATCCGCTTGCAGGGGCGGCAGTCGGGCAGGCGGTTGGCGGACTTGCGGAACAGGCGATTGTTGGCGATTTATTCCACTTCACCGCAACGGACAGGATCGCACGCAGAACCGCTTTTGAGGCGGCTTCCACACAACGCCGCGATCCGTATTTCCCAACACCCCAGCAATTGCAGAATGCGCGGGACGTATCACGAGAAATCGTTAGCGGTTTCACGGAAGGACTCCAAGCAGAAGCGACACGCAACGGCGGGCTGTCTGCGGAACTCAACGGCGGCGGAACACCTGAAAACGAACCCGTTGTGCTTCAGTTTCAATTTGAAGATGGGACAATCTCTGAACTCACGGGACAAATACGCAGGCTTCAGCAACAAGATAGGTCATCATTCTAACTATGCCAACGATATTTGTAAATCCAACGATGAATTGTCTTGCTATTAACTTGAGGAAACTTTCTATAAATTATTTTGCATTTATCCTTTAGCGGCATACCAGAAGGCAAGGATATGAAGTGATTATGAACAAACATAAAGAGAGGATGTCTTTTAGACTCAGATATTTTTCGCTTGCTTTCAGCAGTCTGCTTAAAACCTTTTCGCGCTTCAGCAGAATTCCTTATGTGTTCAGGAGACAGTTTTTTGCCTTTACGAGTTGCTGACATCTTGCGTTTTGTTTCGTCAGAATGCTTCCTGCCTGCCATCGGACTGGTACGACCAGCGAGTGATTTGGAAATCTTTTGACGACTTTCAGCGGAGTGCTTGCACCCTGTTTTGGCTTTAGAGATTTTGCGTTTTGCCTCGTCAGAATGTGTCTTGCCATAAAAGGCATTGTTTTCACCTCTACGGGCTTCAGACATTTTTTTCAGGGTTTTAGCAGGATGTTTTTTACCAGTAAGAGATTCAGATATTTTCTTACAAGTCTCAGGGGGTTGTGGTTTTCCTTTATTCCATGCAGGCTTGCCATAATGAGGATTATTTTCACCCCTCATTTTTTCACGGGACTCTTCAGACCATTGGGCATCTTTGCCTCCTGAAGTGCAATTATATCCATTATGAAACGTGTCAAACTTAGCAATCCAATAAACTTCTCTTTCAGGCAGAAATTCATTGATAATACCATCTTCAAGAATTTCATTGAAGGTAAAGGCGTTTTCACCGAATTCATCAATAGCGTCTTTCAAAGGTTGGTTTCCGTCGCCTCTGATATGTTCACGTTTTCGTTTATCAGCGTTTCTTGACGTATAACCAATATACGCCTCTTGCGTAATATTATTCGTATGCTTGTATATGCAACCCATTGGGATACCTCGTTATAGATAGGATTCCTCGTATACCTATTGTCGTAGGCGGGGTAATGCGACAACACCACCCCAACGAGGTATAAATAGTATAACATTTTTCAACCCCTTAAGTCAAGGGAAAAAGGTGTAAATTCTATGCCCGCGCTACAAATTGTTGAGTCACCTATAGGAAGTCAACTCACGTCTACCATCGGCAGGAACGATGACGCGGATAAAAACGACTTTTCTGTGTTTGTCACGGGGAACGGCAATTTTACACTTGAACAATCGGATATATCCGTAAACAACGGCGGAACGGTGCAGTCGCTTGAGGGTCGCGGATGCACATATCACGCACGGATTAGACCCCCGACAACCGCCGCTGTGTTGAGGATTCACATTGCCCAAAACGCCGTGCCTGAAGGGAATGCGGCGGTATCCAAGACCGTGCGGGTGTCAACGGGATTTCCTGATACCGATGCGGAAACACCAAGCCAACTTTTCACGGTAAGCCTTTCAAGTGTGTTGGGCATAGCAGTATCCCCCACACGGGTTTATGTGTCAAATTCAAGTCCAGGCAATATCTATGCCTATACCCATAGGGGAACAGAACAGGTATCAGAGCGGATTAGGGGTCAGCCTGTTTCCAATCGCACGCTTGACTACATCAATGGCGATATTCTTATCCGATCCCATCGCGTGAATGCCGATGGAACACTGCTTGAGACATTGCCGCTTGGCACAGACGCTTCAATTGTCCATACACAATTTGGATTTCTGCGCGCACCGCGTGCACCCGCCCCTTTTCGGATTTTGCCGTATGGCACGACACAGAACGCAAATATTCAAGACCTGAACGATATTGGCAATACTTTTGGCAATATTGGCAGACTTGCACATCAGAACGATAGTGTTTATGTGGTAAGAACAGACGCACGCGGGTATTTCGCTTTACTGCAACTCACAGCAGACGATACGATTGCGTTTACGAAGTATCTGAACATTCAGGAAGGCACGGGATATTTTGACCAGATACGCGACATTGCCATTTATCGCGACACCTTCTATATCCTACAGGACAATGGCACGACAGGCGCGGTCTATACCCTTGACATCAAAAAATATAGACCGCTTGCCAAGAACACCAAAAAAGACATACCTCCCGTTATCATTCACGCCAACACCACGATAGACCTCAACGACTATTCCCCCGATAGCGAAGCCTTTATCTTTGACGAAGGGTTTTCAAAGCCATCGTGGTTGTCTATCAGAGGCAATTCTCTGACGGTGAATACAGCGTCTATCACGACAACGATAACCTGTTTTGTGATGCTGAAGGGACTCAACCGCATAGACCACACAGAGACAGGGACGTTTGGGTTCTACTTGGTTGTGATGCCGTTAACCGCGCCTGCGTGGAAGTCTGTTAGCGAACTCACGATGCGGGCGAACGCTACGTATAACTTGCGTCAACTCGTGACGGCGGACAGCATATCTTTCAGAGCAGGCAGGACACAGCCCACAGGTAGCAGTATCTCTGACGGTGTTTTCACCATCGGCACGGAGGGCGGAACAGCGGAGTTTACAGCAACTGCGAACGGTCTTGAGAGTCATATTACTTTGGAGATTGACGTAATCCAAGCACAATCGGATTTACGGGGTGCGCGGTTGCGGTATAAAGTGGAAATTGAAGGCATTGACGTATCAGCGGATTTACTGAACGCTCCACGAATTAGCGAAAACCTTGACCCCATTGCTGTGAACGAAACCCGTATCAACGAGGCAACGGTTGTCTTGCGGGGTAAGGACACCTACGATTCCAATAAGGCGGGCAATTTTTGGACAACCCACAACTTGAATGCGGGCGGATTTCAGAACGCGATTAAGGTTTACACCGAACACTTTATCAACAACGCGTGGGTTGAAAATCTGCTGTTTTCAGGGGTTATTTTGGAGTCGGTGTTTCCGATTACGCGGGCGGAATTTCGTATGAACTGCGTAGACGCTTCGCATATCCTACAGAACATCGTACCGCGTCCGTTTGGAGAGTTGACGAAATACGCAGAGACCCGTAAAGCCACTGAAGAAGAAACCTACGAGGGAACGTATACCCCTGAAGCGTCAGTCTTACCGATCCAGCCCACCGATGGCGAGGCGTGGACGAACCAGACAGGATTGACGCTTTCTAACCTTGTCAACGCAAGCGAAGGCGCGCCAACGGCGAACAGCGGGTATTTGACAACACAGGACTTTCGCACGGCGGGCGGTTTTGTGGAGACCAACCCACTTTTGAAGTATCACACCTTGCCGCGGGGTCAAGAGGTAGAGGCGTTATTGAAACAGTTGGCGGTAGGGGAGTCGCACGGGTATAACATTGAGATTGATTTGACACCTACAGAGTTAGCAACCCCGTATATTTTGAATCGGGGGAGTCTTTCGCATAACATTGAAACAACACGCACGACCCTTTTACCTGTGGATTGGGTGTATGATACGACTGCTGATAGGATTCTTGCGGTGTTATCACACCCTGAAAAGCATATACAAAGCAAGATTGTGGAATACTCCCTTTCACAGAACACGTATAGAACCCTACACACTTTACCCAAAGGCACGGTTGCACATCGGATCGCAAGGCGTGATACCACTAACTACTATGTCTTGACAAGTGCGGAAACCCTCCAAGACTTGAGCCAATCGCCGCGTAGAACGGACGGCACGGCATTTGCCTATGATTCACGAGCGGAAGATAGCCAGTGCAGGATATACCACTTCAGAGCGGATACACAGGCGTTCACATCGTTTGTGATTGAATCGCATAACCGCCCCCCACAAGTCGGCGTGCAGTATCACATAGGATTTGAAAACGATTGGTATATTGACGAGTTTGAAGGGATACGTCCTGACTATCGCGGGGCTTTTGCGTGGGTTGGCAGTTATCTGTATTATCGCTATGCGAAAGCGAGGGAGTTTGGCGTGGCGCGTGCTACCTCTGGCGGTGTGTCGGCACGTCGTATCAGAGAAACCACGTTGAACTATCATAATCATTTGAACTTTGCTTTTGATGTAACGGACGCTGGGACGGTGTATATGGTGTCTGCTAAGGGAACGGCAACCAATTCAACGTTGACGATTCGGCGGCGGACAGCGGGCGGGGTGGTTTCTACACGACTGACGGATACGCAGAACCTTGACGCTTTAGAAAGTGGCGGGGCGTATTTAGGAGCGTATGAGTGCCTATTTTACAATAACAATCTTTATCTGTTAGTGCCGATTCAGCGGACGGATGTTGACGGGTCAACGCATTCACGCTCACAGGCGAAAGCGGCAAAGATGGTATTATATCGGTGTAATGTGGAAGCGGCACGCCCCACGTTGACAAAGATAACGGATTGGGATTTTGTGACGCATAGCGGGTGTAATCTGACGGTGCATAATTCTGCGATTCACTACACAGAGAATTCAGTTGCAAGTGCGATATTCAAGCCGATAAACAGCGATTTGTAAGGGGGTGAGATAGCGGATGCCAAATAGGCTTTATTTTATAAACAATAGCACAGACACAGCGGTCGCGTATGATTTTGATGGTACTGCCCAAAGCACCAACAATATCAAACCAACTTCAGGGCGGACGTGGCTTGGAGCGGCGGCGACAGATACGCGCATTCACTTTCTCGCCTTCGGTATTTATACAACGGAAGCTTATGATTTTTCTGGCAACCGACAAAGCCGTGATGATATTTCATTAGCGTCACGCGGTGATATTTATAGGGGTGGGTTCACAACGGATAACCGCATCTATTTTATCAATGACACAGACAATATCGCAGAGGCTTATGATTTTTCTGGCAACCGACAAAGCCGTGATGATATTTCGCTGCCATATCTACTTATTCGGGGTGGCGTTGCTTCAGACGACCGAATTTATATTGTGGCTTTCAATAGCAACACTGCACTGGCGTATGACTTTAGCGGAACTGCACAGACAGATGATAACATCTCGTTGGGTTCAAAGGCTTGGACAGGCGGCGCAAGAACGGATAACCGCATCTATTTTATCAATGACACAAACAATATCGCAGAGGCTTATGATTTTTCTGGCAACCGACAAAGCCGTGATAATATCTCGTTGGGTTTAGGAAGTTGGGCAGGCGGGACATCTATTTTTGATGTCACCTACACTTTATCCACAACCGACACAAATATCACAGCAGGCGAAACAGGCGTTAACATTGACATCACCGCAAGCAGAACGGTCACAGGACTTGCACAAACCGATATTTCCATAACCAACGGAACGATCACAGACTTTTCAGGAAGCGGCACGGATTACGATTTGACGGTTACCGCTGGCACTGCTGGCACGATGACGATTACGATTGCCGCCAATGCGGGAACGCCCGGCAATACACAGACTTCGCAGGACTTCACAGTCAACGCCGTACCACTGACGAACAACGCCCCAACTTTCGCGCAGAACGCCTATACTTTTTCTAACATAGCG